CTTAAGGCTGAAGCAGCACTTGTCGAAGCTGAGTTAGCACTTGTTAAAGCATTTGCCTCAGAAATATCTGCATTTGCTTCGCTAGTTGCAGCGGCATTTTTAGATGCCAAAGCATTTTGTTCGCTTGTCAAAGCATTGCTAGCACTTGTTCCAGCACTAGAGGCACTATTAGCCGCAGCCACTTTAGATGCATCAGCATTATTGGCACTTGTTAAAGCATTAGTAGCACTTAAAGCAGCAGCATTCTTAGAACCTAAAGCATCCGCAGCACTATTAGCTGCATTTGTTTCAGATAAACCAATATTAGCTAATGATGTAGCTGCTTGAGTAGCACTTGAGGCTGCATTAGTTGCACTAGTAGAAGCTTGAGACGCACTTGTAGCAGCAGCAGAAGCATTAGTTGTTGTTTCTAACGCATAATGTTTAGCTGAATAATTTGTACCATCAACAGTACCACCTGTTTTAGAAGCCCAATCTAAAGCTAAAGCTTCACTAATATCAGCATTATTAGCACTTGTTAGAGCATTAGCTTCACTTGTAGCAGCATTTATTTCAGATACACTAGCTGCAGTAGCACTCTGTCCTGCATTGTTAGCAGAAGCTACAACACTAGATAAGTAAGTAGCAGCATTTGTTGCACTAGTAGAAGCACTCTGAGCTGAAATATTAGCATCCGAAGCTTTTGAGGAAGCAATATCGGCACTAGTTGCAGCAGCATTCTTATAGTTTAAAGCATAGTTTTCAGATGCACTAGAGTTAGTCTCAGATGTAGCTGCAGCATTTTTAGATGCTAAAGCACTGGTAGCGCTTTGTGAGGCACTTAAAGCAGAGGTAGCAGCTTCAGTGGCCTTAGTAATTGCTGTAGTAGCATAACTTTGAGAAGTAGCGCTTGAAGAAGCAGCTTGTGAAGCACTTAAAGCAGCATTCTGTGAAGCTGTTTGTGCTGTCTCATCATAAAATTGCCACCCAGTAGATGTATAAACTTTTAATTTATTTTGAACAGTGTTGAAATATTCAGCACCAATCATTACAGGATCACCATTACCATCTAAGGTAGGATCCGCATTCAGTTCACCTAAATAAGTACTTCTAAAAGAAGCAAGACTAGCTTGTGCGGCAGCTTGAGATGCGGCAGCATTTGCAGCACTTTGGGCAGCTTCGTTAGCTTTAGTAGATGCAATACTTGATTGAAGTGTCGCAGTACTAGCACTAGTAGCTGCACTAGTAGCACTTGTAGATGCCTCGCTAGCCTTTGTAGTTGCAGTAGATGCGCTTGTAAAGGCCTCATCTGCTTTTGTAGTTGCAGTTGTAGCACTTATAGCAGAAGCATTTTTAGAAGCTAGTGCATCAGCTTGACTTAATGCAGCGGCATTTTTACTGGCTTCAGCATTAGTAGCACTTAGATCAGCTAAGTCAGCACTATAGTCAGAGGCTACAGCACTAGCTGCAGAGGCAATTGCACTTTGGGCAGATTGTGTAGCGCTAGTACTAGCATTAGTTTGACTATTAGCTGCATTGTTAGCACTTGTTAAAGCATTTGCAGCACTATTGGTAGCCGAAGTAGCTTGAGTAGTAGCAATTACAGCTTTAGCATCTGCAGTAGTAGCTGATGTTTGAGCAGCATTCCTGTAAAGTAAGGCATTGGCCTCAGAACTAGCTGCAGCATCTTCGCTAGCAGAAGCATCAGCAGCAGCTAACTGTGAATCAGTAGCACTATCCTCAGACAAGTCTGCAGAGACACTAGCTTGTGCAGCACTTATAGCTGCATTTGTAGCACTCTGAGAAGCAGCATTAGCTTGGGCTGTAGAATTAACTACACTCTGAGCGGCAGCTTGGGCACTGCCACTTGCTAGGTTAGCACTTGTAGATGCGGCAGTAGCAGATAAAGCAGCTTGAGTTGCACTGGCAGCTGCAGCAGTTACTTTTTGAGCTAGTGTAGAAAGTTCATCAGCGAACTGTTGTGCAGTTCCTGTGTAACCATTTTGTACGGCAATCTCATAAGCACTAAAACCTTGTGCTCCTTGACCACCAGTACGAGACAATGATAAAATATAGTCTACTGTCTGTACTGTTAAAATGTTGTTTTGTGTAGTTACTCCAAGTTCAATAGAGCCAGGATTTACAACTACTTCATAATTTTGCGTAGCCATATTATAGCTCCGTTGGAGAGTATCTTACTTCAACTAAGCCTCTAAATGGTTTCCATACTTGTTTGCGACTACCTATACCTGTATCTCTGATCTCAAGATCAATATAGCCATATACAGGTTTGTTAGGGGATGGTTGTGGAGACCACCCTGCAATCAATGTTTCTGGTAACACCATAATAAATTGATTATTAGTGTCTGTTGTATCTAGTAATGGGATATCAACAGTTACACCGCCTGGTTTTACTGTCTCTGGAATTGTTCCAGCACCATCGTTATTTGCTTCTACGACTTTACTAAAGATCTCATAATTTGAAATATTAGTAAGCCATGATAGGGTTAAATTTAAATGTATCTGTTCACCCTTAATAACAGATACTAGTACTGCACCATCATCGGATATTAAATCCTTTGATGCAGACGTAATTTTACTTCGTGCCATTTTCTTCCTTTCTCGATCCTCAGATGGAGCTTAGGTTAATGAAATCACAATTTTTTAATTGCAATGTATCCTCTTCTTTCCCAACCATACCTTTCAAGTATTTTGGTAAAGGTATTGTCCTCGTCAAAATGACTTCCTGTGGACATAACTAGTTTAATGTCTAGTCTTTTTGCTTCTTCTATTAGTTCCTGATGTAGAAACTTTATAACCCTTGCAGCAGATATCCCTGTTTGATTTGAACAGAAATATGACTGTTGTAATATTTTTTCTTTTGTATGTAGATTTAATCCAGGAATAGCGTATATCCATCCTATGATCTTATCCTCTTTTACTGCCATTCTAACAAATTTATTTCTTCTAACTAAATTACTTAAGTTATCATAAGCTAATTGTTTATCTGCAGGGATAAAGCTTTCATCATTTAATTTCAGATACATATCAACACAAAAATGGATATCTTCTAATGTTCTTGGTTTAATTGATTCCATTAATAATATCTTATAATAATATTACCTAGGGAACGCCTAGGATCTCTCTTTAGCGTCCCCTGGTAAATGTAATAATTTTAACTCATTTTACCAACCTAAATTCAAATAAATTGTGCCACCAATACTACTAGAGGTAGCTCTTACATTTAATGTAGCAGCAGGTCCAGTAGCTTGATTTTGAATTAAACTTGTTGATTTTGTAGTATAGAATGCTGGAAAACTTAATGTTTCAAATGTATTCCAAGCACCTGTACTGTTAACTCTATACTCTACAAGTACAGGTATAGCTGATCCAGTATCATTATATCTACTAAGAGATACATCTATCCAAAAATAACTTCCCCTAGGGATAGTTGTCATGCCAACAGTTGGATAACCAACTTGCATACTAGACAATGTTATTGGGGGTAATGGAGTAGTTGAAGTATCTGCAATAGCCCAAGATATAGCATTTCCAGCTTGAATTGTTCTAGCTGCATTTGTATACCAAGTTGCTGTAGCATTTTCTGTACCTTCTGTAAATGAATCAGCTGTCATACTAAAGCTAAAGCTGCCGCTAGGTCCAGGAAAAGTTACTGAACCTTGTAATTGATTCTCAGATGTATCACCAGCCGTAACGTTAGTTCCACTTATAGTATAATATAAAGTAATTGGAAAAGAAGGAACATTGCTAAAACTCCAAAATACAGTTAAACCAGCACCTTCATTTACTGTGCTTGGCGAACTAGAAAAACTATATGAGGGAGGACTTAAAGAAATGTCTCCAATATCCCAACTTAAACTGTTACCTGCAGATATAGTTCTGCTAGAATCTTTGAAAAAGCTAATAGTTGCTGTTTCTGGGCCATCTGTAAAACTATCTGGCGTCATTGTAAAACTAGGGGCTCCAGTGGATGCAAAGCTGCCAGTTAAAGAGCCTGATGTAATATCACTTGCTGAAATTCCAGATATACTATAATATAAGATAGCAACACCCTGTGAAGGGTTACTTGGAGTAGCATATATTTGAACACTACTGCCTTCATTAATAGTCCCAAAAGGTGCTCTATCAAAAGTCCAAGTAGTTTGAGATGTATCATTAATAATAAGTGTTATCTTATTATCATTAGCAACAGGTCCAAAGTTTATTTGATTTTCTAATAATCTACTAGAAGAAGTGTAAAACCTAAAGGTTAAAGTTTCTGTACCTTCTGTTAATTGATCAGCAAGAGTATTAATATATGTATAATGATCTGCACTATCTAATATGATTTGGCCATCAATACCTCCAGAGATAGCGGTTGTAACTAAATCTGTATCTGAAGTAGTAACTCCAATTCCTGTAATTCTGTAATATATAGTCTTAGGGTAAGATGTAACATTAAAACTTCTTACTCTCAAGTATGTTAAACTACCTTCATTTTCAGTAGTGCTATAGGTAGTAGTATTGGGGTATACAGAAATTTCGTAACTTGGAGGACTTATGGAAGTGTCTTCAATAATCCAGCTAAGTGAATTGCCAATAGGTACTGTCCTTCCTGAATCAGAGTAAAAGTTAATAGTAGCTGTTTCATTACCTTCTGTTGAAGTATCAGCGGCCATTGTTAATGTTGTTCCACTTGAGGAATTAAAACTTCCAGTTAATGAGTTAGAAGTTAAGTCTGAGGCAAGTATTCCTGAAACAGAGTAGTACACTGTTATTGCTGGTGCCAGTGCATTGCTAGGGGTAGCACTAAATGATATAAAAGTATTACTTCCAGTTTCAGCAATTGAGCCTGTACTTGGATTCTTAGTGAAGGACCAAGTAGTTTTAGAAGTATCACTTATTGTTATAGATGCGGGTGTACCTAACTGTGTAGTAAAACCAGAGTCCAAATATAAAGTAACAGTTAATATTTCATTACCTTCGGTAAATTGATCAGCTGAAACATCTACTTTATAATAAGTGAAAGGTCCTGTGAGTGCTACTGGCCCTGATGTAGCAAAATTAGTATCTGCATTTGTAATACCAGTTCCAGTAAACTTGTAATATATTGTTACAGGGTAAGTAGGTATAAAACTACTATCTATACCAATATAAGTACTAGCGCCTTCATCTACAGTTCCAGGTGGAGTAAAGAAATAAACACTATAAACTGGAGCACTAAAAGAGCTATCATTTACATCCCATGATAATGTATTGCCAATTTGTATAGTTCTACTAGAATTAGAATAGAATGTTATTCCTACTGTTTCTAAAGCTGGATTTTCAGTAGTATTATCTGCAGCCATTGTTATAGTTAAACCACTTGTAGAAGTAAAACTACCTAACGTCCCAGCAGGACTAAAATCGCCATCTAAGATATTAGTACCACTTAACCAATAGTAAATAGTAGTTGGAGCTTGTGCGGGATTACTTGGAGTAGCCGTGAATGAGATAGAATTATTAGTTGTCTCATTAAAGGAACCTGTAGCTGGAATTCTAGCAAATGTCCAAGTAGTTTTAGAAGCATCATTAAGTACAATTGATACTGAATTGCCAAGTTGAACTGTTCTATTTGAATCAGAATATAGGGAGAAGGTCAATGTTTCATTACCTTCAGTATATTGATCAGCAGTAGCATTAATATTAAAAGATACTGTTGGACCTGTCACAGATACTGAACCTAATAAAGGATCAAAATCAGTATCATCAACTGTTATACCTGTACCAGATAGTCTATAATACGCTGTAAATGGGTAATTTAATACATTAGCACTATTTATAGTAAAAGAGAAATCTGAACCCTCATCTATTGAAGTTTGGGATACAGATAACGAGTATGAAGGAGGAGTCTTGGAAGTATCTCCAATATCCCAACTTAGTAAATTACCAATAGGTATAGTCCTATTAGAGTCTGAATAAAAAGTAATTCCTGCTGTCTCTAAATTTTCAGTAGATAAGTCTTCTCTCATATTAAGAATAAGACCTGAATTACTATTAAAACTTCCTTCTAATGATGCAGAAACTACATCCCCAGAAGTAATTCCAGTTCCATTTAACCAATAATATATTGTTGTATTTGGAGCTAGAATATTACTAGGAGTAGCAGTAAAGGATATTGATTGGCCTTCATCAATAGTGCCACTTGAAGGGATTCTTGCAAATGTCCAAGTAGTCTTAGAAGCGTCTCCAATATTAAAAGTAATTTGATTTCCAATAGGAGTAGTGTAACCTGAATCAGAATAGAATGTAATTGTAACTGCTTCTGTACCTTCAGTAAGTTGATCTGACTGAATTAAAAATGAAATTGTTTCTAAAGCATCAGATATACTCCAAGAGCCTTGTAGTATACCTAAACTAAAATCTTCTGTTGTAATTCCACTACCAATAATTTTATAGTATATAGTTGTTGGATAAACAGGAACATAAGTACTACTAGCTGTTACTGTTACAGATACCCCTTCATCTACAGTAGCTGTATTTGGATCTCTTGTGAATAACCAAGAGGGAGGTGGTGTCTTAGAAGTGTCTGCAATATCCCAAGTTACTGTATTACCAACTTGGCGAGTTAATTGTGTATCATCATAGAAGGTTAGAGTAACTGTTTCTGGATTAGTTTCTGTAAATAAATCTGGAGCCATTGTAAGGCCGATACTTTGTCCAGTAGCAGTTATATTCCAATTAAATATCGTAGAATTAGGAGGAGAGCTAAAGTCTGAATTTGTAATGTCAGTACCAGTCATTTTACCAAATATTAACTTTGGTAATACTGCATTTGTACTAATTGTGATTATTTGATTTGATCCCTCATCTACAGAAGCATAAGATCTAGAAAACACAAATTGAGGATCCCCCATTGACCAAGATATAGAATTACCAATAGGTATTGTTCTTCCTGAGTCTGAATACATATCAAAGAATACAACTTCTCCAAATATACCTTCATAAGTATAATCTTCTACACCAGTAAACTGTAAAGTAACTGGAGTATTATCATAGAGTATTGTTTCAGTTAATAAAGTACCACTAATAAAATCAGCACTGGTTAAATTAGCATTTCCACCAGTTATCTCTCCATAAACAGTATAAGGATAACTTAAATAATTAGGTGTTATAGTAAGTGTTTGAGTCTGACCTTCTACAACAAACCCCTCACTTCTAGATACGGAAATAGCATCTATAATTTGCCATTCTAGTCCTGTAATAATATCAGTACCACTAGCATCTCTATAAAAAGTTATTTGAAAAGCTTCTGTACCCTCTGAAAAGTTATCTTCTTTTATATCAAATAATACTTGTTGATCTGTAGATGTAATATTAAATGGAAAAACAGCATTAGTTAAGAAATTAGTATCAGAATCTGATGTACCATTTCCACTAGCAATTCTATAATATATAGTATAAGGATATGCAGGTACATTAGTACTTTGAACTCTAACAACTAGGCTAGTACCCTCTCTAACTAATGCAGTAGTAGGGTTACCTGTTATTTTAGAAAAAGACCAATTAATTGGAGTTAATGAGGTATCTACTAGTGTTACATTAAACCCTAAATCTGCTAACCTAGTTCTTGGTATTGGCATGTCCTTATCTAAGAATATTGTAAATGCTTCATTACCTTCTGTAGTTAAATCTGCTTTAAATTTAAGAGTAAATGATCCAGATCCATTTGTAGTAGTAACGTAATAAGTATCACCTGAAACATAATTTACTCCATTGATTTGAGCGATATCATCTTCAGATGCACCTGTAATAGATGTTAATCCAATAATTGCTCTAGTACCAGTTGGAGCTGCCGTAGTTACATTATATGTATATTCAATACCTTCGTTAATAGTACTTGGACCTGAGATAGACCAACTATACTCTAATGAAGTATCATTAATTAACATATCAACAAATACAGAAGGATTATCATCAATAGATAATCGAAGTTTCTTTGGACCATCTACTCTAAAATCTAGTTTAGCATTAAATGTCCTTGAAGTGCTGGGTGGGTATACATTAGCAGGTAAAGTAAATCTGTTAGAGGTTACAGTCGCACCACTACCTAGCGTAACAAGAGATACCCAATCATTACTATCGAAGTTTTGGTCTATAGCCCCTACTGCAGTTGGTATTTGTGTTAACGTATAATTTACTATTCTAGGTGAAGTTGAAGTTTCTAATGTGGTTAGAGTAACTGTAAAAGACTCACCTTCATTTATACTACTTACATTTGGAGTAATTTTTAAATCATAAAAACTTGAATTTTTAAGACTAAAAGATTGTGGTATCCCAACTAATGCAGTTCCACCTACAGAGGTGATAGTCATTGTTACTGTTTCAGTTTGTTCAAAAATACTATCAGATGCAGCATATATAAAAAAGCTTGCTGTATTATTATTAACAACAAAAGTATTTGTTAACCCATCTCCAAAATCAGATGCAGTAACTCCAGTACCAGATAGAGTATATCTTAGTTGTCCACCAGTAGGGACATTTGTTGTAGTTACATTACATTGTATAGGGCTAACATAACCTTCTTGAGTAATAGTTGGATTAAGAGTTAATACATAGCTAGCGGCAGGGAAACCACCACCATTATAGCCAGGGTTGTAACTTAAAGCATTAGAAAATAACGGATTATGATCTATACTTGTTGGTAATATTTGTTTTACACTACTATATCTAGTAGAGTTATTAAAAAACCTAGAACCTGTAAATGGTAAAGTACCTGTTTTATTCTCATCTAATATTTTTGGAAACCAAGAAGTTAAATAGCTTCCATTTTGATTGTAAAAACAAAGATATTTTTCTCTTTTAAAATTTGAACTATCAATATATGTTAACTTGTTAGTTTCTAGATTTGGTAAGAAATAACAAGCGTAGTCTGTTGGTGGCACGCTATTCTGCTGATTACCATTAGGCATTACATAATAATCAAAGAATTGTGAACTTGCAGGATCTATTTTAAGGTGAGACTTAGTTGTATCAAATACACATTGATTAGAACTATTAAATAGTCTAGCTCCATAACCTAAACCAGCAGTTGTTATTTGTCCAAGACTAAAACAATATATTTCAGGTATATCTGAAGATACAGGAAGATAATCAGTATTAGCAGCAGCGTATACATAAATATTTTCATTACCACTATAAAAGGGATTTGCAACATTATAAGCTTTATTATTAATACTGTCTGGAGGTAATGAAATATAGAACACTCCATTACTTACAGTTGGTGGTGTATACGTAATCCTATACACTACATAATTACGAGTAATTCCATCAGCATGAGTAAATGAAAAACTTGGAATGTCAGAAGAAACTTCTGCACTAACAAAAGTAGCTCTTCCAGCAAACCAAGGTTTTACTAATTCATTATCTAATACTAATTCTGATGAATCATTAAAAAATTTAAAACCATAACTCATTTTAATAGCACCAATATTTTAGTTGGCTTCTTTTCAAAACCATGTGTTGCAAGAGTAGGAGAAAAATCTGGATTGGCTGACCAATAACTAATCTGAGGATAATCACCTATTGGCGCATATCCTTGATAGGGATCATGAACTCTATATAGGTAATCTCCAGATACCAAGGGTATAACTGTAAGTCTACGGCCTGTTTGGGTTGTATATCTAATTACAGTTGGGGATCCAGAAGTAGCCGTTGTAGATAAGTCTAGTATACCAAGAGGTATTCCCCCATAGCTACTAGAATCAAATTCTAATCCACCTGAATCATTATATGTTTGCATACCATATGCCATACTTTTCTCCTAAATTTTATATTGCTAAGTTACCTATAACAACTCTTTTCTGATTATCAGAACCATAGACTATTAATTGACTATCTGTTAGTAGTATTCTGTTAGCACCTGTTGTATTACCAATGGCTAAAGCGGAAGTAGAAAGAGTACCAGTAATAACTGCACTACCATCTACATACAGGGTCACTAGACCCCAACTAGATCCATTGTATAAATATGTCTTAGACCACTTGGTAGCACTAGTATTATTAAACAAAGTAACTCTATCCCCAGATCTTGCTGTATTGTCAGGAGAAATATAGGCATTGTTTAATGCTGCCTGACATGCAGTTGGAATATCGGTTGCACCTTCTGAGGTTGTAACAGCCCAAGTCAATATAGCAATACCCCTTACTCCAGGAATGCCTGGGAGTCCCTTATCACCTTTTACAGTTTGTAAAAAGAGTAAACTTTGAGTATCAACTACTGAATTACTTCCAGCTAGATATAATACACCTCTAACAAACTTTGTAGTCAAAGGTACACTAGAGCTATCAACTGTTATTGTTTTAGAAGTAGTGTTATCACTTGCAGAACCAATTGTTGTCCATGTAGTTCCATCTGCACTTCTTTGAATTTCAATTTTACCAGGATACGCAGAATAAGGATTATTACCAGACTTTACTTGAGCATCAAATGTTAAAGTAGTGGGTGCATAGGTTAATAATACGCTATCATAAACTAAACTAGTAACGTTAGGTGAAATCTTATAAATAGAGCTAGACTTCATTTTAGTTAATGAAAATATTTTCCTAGCTACAATTTCAGTACCTACTTTTGCAATATAGGTTACCGTTGCTATATTAACGGTAGGTGAAGGATCAACACCAGTTGTTATTTGATAAATACCAAGACTATTAATTGTACCTACAGGTGGAGTAATAAAGCCAGTACTGCTCTCATACTCATAAGTAACTCCAGCTGCAATTTCAGCTCCTTTATAAACTGTAAATTGTCCTGTAGCTCCCTCATAGCTAGTTACTGCACCAGTTTCATTTGAAGGAAGACCTTGACTATCATTGCTAATAGAACCACTATAAGGGCTAGTACCATCTTTACCATCAATACTTTTATTAACAATTAACTCTTTCCTACCGACTACAGTAGTGCCAATCTTAGCAATAAAAGTTGCTTTGCCTATATCACTAGATATTGCACTTACAGTAACAAGACCTGTTGTTTCATTAATTGAAGCAGTAAGATTTGTTGGTGTAATTTCAGGATCTAAATAAAAAGTTAATCCAGAAGTAATATAAGATGCACCTCTTGCAACTTGCATAGTAGTATAGAATGGTAACTGGTTATTAGGTGATAAAACCCCAGCGGCTGTATATCGAAGAGTTTTATTTTCATTAGTAAGTGTAGCATTATAACTATCATCACCATCTTTAACAGAGAATATAGTTACTTGATCATAAACATTTACAGTTGGATCAGTAGATGAGGTTACTATAACTTTTACTAATTTTGGTTGACCAATATACTTAGGTACTGAATATGTAGCTACAGTCCCTGAAGGAACAACCTCAACAGTATCTACAAACCAAGTATATCTTGGATTTTCAATACCTTCTGCAGATGCAGTGAATTCGATAGTTGCAGGAAATACATCAGCTAATGAAGTCGTATTCTTAGGCTGAATAAATGCAATACCATTGGAAGTAAGATTTACTACTGGGGCATCTAAACCATCAGCACCATCTGCTGCTTTATTAATTACAATTTTCTTCTCATGTATAGAACCATCAGACGTTACTGTAGCTCTAATTATTGCAGAGCCAACACGAGAAATAAGAGGTCCTGTAAATTGACTTACAGTTACTATTCCTGTACTTGCATTAACTGAAACATTTAAATTAACTGGTGTTCCAACAACTGAGAAAGATACTGTATTTGTATTTGCTGGAGTTGTAATAGTATTAGCAATATTTGAAGTACCACGGAATAATAACGGAGTCATTATTAATGGTAAAAAGTCAGGAAGGATATTTCCATCTGGATCAGTACCAATAGTTCTATTAGCATCTACATAATCAAAGTTATAAGCATTACTACCATCTTTTACACTATACATTGTAATGCTATCAAAACGTCTAATATTAGTATCCGTTGATTCGTATACTTCTACACTAATATTTCTAGTCTGACCACTTGGAAAAGCAAGAAGGTTAATCATACTAGTGGTATTAGATACCCCAGGATTAACCCCATCTATATCCCATACATAACGAGGATCATCAAATGCTTCTTCTCTTGCATAAATATTAATTGAAGCGTAATCAGGATTATTTGAATTAGAAGGATAAACAAAAGCTAATCTATCAGGGTCTAATGTAACAATTCTAGTAGCTGCAGCAGTTGATTTAGCTATTCTTAATGTAATACTTAATGTTAAACTTGCGGCTGTAATAGTAGCATCAATATCTACTCTAGCATAGGGATCATCAACCGCAGTAATTGTGAAAACACCATTTGTAGTTGTGTTACTTTGTAATGTACAACCAACTGGATTTAATGTATATACTATACCAGTTGTTACAGGTGTGGCCCCTTTATAAACATCAATAGTTATAGCTTGTGGTAATTGACCTGCCTCTGGAACTCCATCTGAATTACAAGTTAAATTTAAAGATGCTTCAGATAAACCGATAGCATAAGAATCAGAACCAGCATTAATAAAATATACTGTTTCAAAATCCTCTAGAAAAGTTGTACTTGTACCTTCGGTTACCCTAACTTTAATATCTTTAGTTGGTACATCAATAAAGCTTGGTAAGCTAAATGTAGCTGATGTTTGTCCAGCTTGTAAAACTTCGTTAATATACCATTTATAGTTAGGTGCATCAAAACCAGTTACATTAACTGAAAATAAGATTGCTGTTGGAGCGATAACACTACTATTAGCTTGTTTTACGAATGCTCTACCACTACCTTTTAATTTAACAGATTTGCCTGAGAATGCAGTAGCAAATATTGGAGATACAACCCCAGTTACAGCAATATCTGATAATTTACCACCCTTACTTAATGCTCTTACACCAAAAATTGTTTGGTCTAAGGTTAATGGAGGTAATATGTATTGAGTGTCTGTTGTACGACCTAGTTCAGTCCAAATTACTTCTCCATTGCCTGTTACATTACCAGGAAAATGATAGTATGTTATATAGCAATCTAGTTTAGATGTATCTGGAATACCAGTCCATTCTAACCTCCCTGATGAGTTTAGAATTTGAGCTGTTTCAGCTATGTATAGTAAATTAGATGGAGTTCCAAAATCAAAGGAATAAACATTAAGAGCTTTAATGTATTCATTATCATCTACATTCCATGCTAACTGAGTGTAATCAAACCTAGTAGCATTTATTTCACACACAGCCTCATCTGTAATTTTTACTTCATTAATTCTTAAATAAAGATCTGTATCAACACCTAGTTTAAGTGTTTGACTAGATAACTTAATAAAATCACCTGGCTCTAAGAACTTATCTTTAATTACATATTTAAACTTAATACCAAAGGCTGTCCTACTTGTTCTAACAAGTTCTTCTGCTTTTGCTAATGCATGGTAATAGTCTGTAATACCATCAGCAAAAATATCAGTTTCTAAATCTAAATCATTATCTTCTAATTTCATAGCAGTATAAACTGCATTACTATTATTAATAGATATTAGACTAGTATAGTTATCAGATCTTGTGGTCCAATAAATAAATGAACCTTTTGATAATTTTCCAGCAATACCTTTACCTGTACCACCTGAGTCCTGGGCTGTTAATCTAATTCTGTATTCAGTATCTTTAGTTAGAGTCACTGTACCTGTAGTAGTAGCTTGCCAGTCAGTAGCCGCTCCTGAATATAACACTGTACCTGTAGTAGTAGTTATGGAAGCTGTTGCAGAGTTATCACCAGTGAATTCAAAAGTATATGCACCTGTTTCTTTTACAAAGAATTTCCATGTTTGATCAAAAGAAGAACCACTGCCCGACCATACAGAGTATTTCTTAAGCAGAACACCACCTACACTATCATTCCAAGCATCATCTACTGATTGTGGGTATTTAAATCCACCTACTCCTCTTAGAGAAACACCTGTTTCTTTAGGAGGCCATGATACTGTGTCTTCTTTAAAGTTTTCAGATTCATTATGGAATCTTACTGTACAATGATTTAATCTCTCGCTTGAAGTAGGCCAGTTAATACTTACATTATCATCAATAATTAAATCATCATCTGTAAGTGTATTTGCAAGTACAATATTAGAATTAGTTGTTGGGTATTGTATGCTTAGTTTATATTTACCGCCAGACCAAATAAGTCTTGCATCACCCATTGTTGAGAGAATAGATTCAACATTTTCTCTTAGTGGTTTTTGGGTATCAATAATCGCATTACATTCGTAGAGTCTAATAGTTCTAGTATTACTAGTTGTAACTCCCTCAGCACCTAATGTTCCTGTTGTAGGCTTATAAATTTTTCCGCCTATAGATGCATTAGATAATACTGTAGTATCACAAACTAATTTAGCATTATAAAATGATTCTAAATCAATTAAGCTATTATCTAAACCTTTTCCAGATGTATCATCTAACAAATAGTCTAGTAAACATAATGCAGGATTATTAGAATATGCTCTAGTGCTAGAAATAGCATAAGTATAATTACCTACAGAACCTGATCTAGTAATATCTTTAACCTTTTTACCTTCAATAAAGAATTGAACAGTAGGTACACCATTTAAGGCGGGATCATCTCTATCTAGTTTAATACAGACAGAAGCGTAAGCTAATCCTACTTGATCTTTGATCTGAGTAAAAATAGCATTAACTCGTTCTGGATTATTTGCAGTCATAACTGCATCTGCTATTGGTGTATCTCCATAATGCAAATCAATACGTAAACCTGATTTTACTGAACTAGATGTTGTATAAGTGTATGGTACATTTTCACCATCCCCTGCACTTGTAGTTATTGTTTGAGTAGTGGATAGGTCTGGATCATCTAAATACCTAGACTCTTCTAATACTACATCGTATACTCTATTAATTGGACCCTGACACATTGCTTGTTGGAAAAATAGAAATTCATTAGATCTACCTTCTACATTAGTATCAAATCCTGAACTTAGAAATACTTTATCAGAATTAGGAGTAGCCATTACAAAATTGTTAGACGTGTTATGATAAGACCTAACACCACCAATTTTTGCTCTACCATATACTATTGGTAAAGTTACACCTTCACCTTCTACAACTAATTCATAACCTTTACGAGCTTCAGCAGCAGCTTGTGCTTGCTTTCTCATTTTTCTAGCTTGTGTAACTTGATATGCAATAGATGCTAAGGTAATCCAAGTACTAACTGTAAGTCCTAAATAGGTTGCTGCTAATATTGCTGCCATTATTTCTTCCCCCATTTAAGTTGTAATACTCCAGAACCTTCGTATATTTGATCAAAAGAAGTGTCTGAAGAATCTCTGCCAAAAGTAGCATCTTTAGTAGTATAAAAAGCTTTTGTTAGATCAAGATCATTCATTGGACTTGAGCAATTAACATTTAATAATACTTCACCTGTAGTTCCAGTGTTAATACTATATTCTGTACTATCTATTTTTCCACGATATATTGTTAATAGATTAGCAATATCTAACTCTGGTAACTTAGTAGTTTGATTTACAAACCCTAGTTTAACATCTACAAGTTTACCAATTAAACCTGAATCTACACTTGCACCAAATACAAAGGTAGGATCAGCAAAACTTATTTTAAATAATTCTCTATCTACAGTAGATGATAATCTTGGAGTATCGATTTGTACTAGTTTGCCATCATTATAATATGTAGTAACTGGTACAGAATTATTTGTTATAACTACATCCCTATAATATGTAGTTGATCTGTATGTTGTACCTGAAGATACATATACTTCAACTAAATAGAATGCCTCAATAGTTGGTTGAGACAGTATATTTCTAACTGTTGTACTAAATTGAATCATAACTTCTCCAATAACCTTATCTGTCCAGTATCCATCATGATACCATCACTATAAACCATACCCGATACCACATCAGTATCATACAGGCATTGCATTTGAACATCATCTCTATATGTCATTGTACCAGTTGCAGCAGCAACTAATGTAGGGAAAATACTAATCGTACTTGGTGTACCAGTAGTAAATGTAACATTTGTTGTTGTCATATAAACCTTAGAATGATTTGAAAACTTTATAAAAGTACCCTTTGGAATTAAACCAGATAAACCAGATATACTTACTTGTCCAGAACCAATAGTTCCAGTTGCCGTGGCAGTTCCGTTAGCTGTTCTAGCTTTAATTACTCCATAGTTTTGAGGTACAATAATTGTAACTGCTTCAGAATACCCTTTAGTCACTAAATTAACCATTATGTCTTGGGCATTATCCGTATGAGGCTCAAGGCCAGCGTCGATTTCCCAACGTTGAGCACTCCTACGGCTAATAAACCTTTTTAGTGATAGGGTATCTGAAACGAAGACTGGTTGATTACTTCTTACAGTCAACGGTGCTGTAAAACGAGCAATCACCTCTCCATTTTCATAGATACCATACATAATATTACCTTAAACCTTTCTCTCTATTGTGGGAGTTAACCCCCTCAGCAATAGATGGGAGCATTCTATAAATTTCCGATTTTGTCTGACGACTAATATCGCCAGTGATATTTAAATTAACTACTTGTTGACCTTGATTAGACATAGCAGAGGCTACTCTAGCTTGTTGTGCTTCGTTTAGAATTACTTCACCTGCGTGAGCAAGAACTGGTGTAGCGGTACCTGAAGAACCAGGAATAACACCACCTGAAGCAAATCCAGGTAAGAAGCTAAAGAATGAACTAAAACCTGAAAGTCCTTTAGTAAAGAAGTCTCCAATACCACTTCCAAATCCTTTTAGTTTATCAAACATGCCTGTAATACCTCCAGTGCCACCTAATAAATCTTGAGCACCTGCAACTATTGAAACATACATTGGTTTTAGAGGAGATTCTCCTACAGTGCCAAATAGATCTACGCCTAGAGATTCACCTAATGATTTACTAATATCTTTAAATAAAAAGTCATTTAATTGACCAGCAAAAGCATCAGTAACAGTACTAGTAGCAGCATTTAAGAAAGTTTTGCCCCTATCTTTTTCACCAGTAATAGTATTTTTAATTAGGTCTTTACTTGAACCAAGCAATGAAGAACCAATTTGTTTCTTACGATCTTCTTGATCACTAATACCTTGAACGATAGCAAGCTCTTTTTCTAGTACAGCTAATCTCTCTTTATCTAGAGTATTTCCTTGTAGTTTTAAATTGTTTATTTCTTTATTAATATCAGCTATTTTTGTACTTGCAGCTTGAGCTAAACCAAATTCTTTAGGGTCTAATTTTCTTAATAAATCAGTAGGTAGTCCAGTATTAGCACTTATTTGAGAAAATAATTCACCAAATGTTGTTGGTTTAGCTTTAAATTCATCTAGGCTATTTGTAATTGCCTTGATGCTATCTTTAGCTTGATTAATTCTCTTTAGACTTTCTTCTGAAAGTGGATCAGCGCCTTTTTCAAGATCAGCTAATTTCTTTTGCTCTGTACCTAAATCAATTAATAGTTGTTTTACTGTAGTAGCATCTTTTCCAAAACCAGCAATATCAACAATTTTAAAGTCATACTTAGCCTTCTTAAGAATATTAGGTATCTCACCATTTACAAGTATATCAAATCTGTCTTTTACTTCTTCAACAGCTTTAAAATTTTCCTGTAATGCTGCTCTATCTAAAATCTTAAACGTATCACCCTCAGTAACTATTAGTTTCTTACGAGCATCATCTAGGTTATTAAGTTGTGTCCTAATAGCTTCAAACTTACCCGTGTCAGCATCTGTAAATCCTTGGAAGAATTCTTGACCAACAGTAACACCTGTACGACTAGCTAACGATTCTATTTTAGTAACTATATTACGATCTAACGCAGAATCTCTTTGTTTGTTTAATTCCTTAATTTGTCTATCAAATTCAGCAATCATTCCAACATCAAGGGTTGTTAAACCATTAGGATCATTTCTTCTAGTTAGTAGAAATTTATCTTTTTGATCTTGTAAAGTTCTTATCTGAGTAGTAAAGCCTTGTGCATCAAGAATATCTTTTGTAGCTAATCCAGAGGTAAATAGTTCATTAATGTCAATCTTTGATCCACTTTTAGAGATACTATCAGCAAATATTTCAAGAACATTCTTACCTTTGTCTCTCATAATACTAGCATACTCTGCTTCAGTACCTACAATTCTATCAGAAATTTCTTTAGCTCTTTTAGGATCACTTGGTAAACCTGTTATATTAGCCGATAAGCTCTTAAGTAAATTTTTGTCGTTAAAGCTTTGGACTAATAACTCAGACGCACGTTTAGACTCTGCTGGAGATAACATCAAAGACTTCATTAGATCAGCAGAAAGGTTTGTTTTACCAATTTGGAAACTAAAGTTTTCTGTAAAGTCTCTAACCTGAAATTCTTCTTGAATTATCTTCTTAGCTGCGATAGCTTGACGAGCAATAGCCGCCTTATAATTTGGTGGTAATCTTGGATCAGCACTTATAGCATCTGCCTTTTCAAGTTGTTCTCTAAACTTCTCTAGTCTGGCAGTACCTCTTGCCCCAAAAGCATCAATAAGCTCTCTGTTTAAGTTTACACCCAAACCTGATAAAGATTTAGATAAACCTTCATTTCCAGTTAGTCTTTCAATTTCTTTATTAAAATCTCTAAGTGCATCTCTACCCATTAAAAAGGCTTTAGCTAATTTTTCAGCATCAGTTCCTGCTTCTGCCTCGGCTACTTTTGCTTCTTGTAATCTCTTTGTATATACAAATAAAGCGTCTTGTAATACTTTAGCATTATCAGCTCCTGCAAATTTGAAGAAGTCAGGTACACTAATATTTGTACCAGCTATTTTAAATAAGTTTTCAAGTTTCTTTTTAAGAGACCCTGCAGCTTTAGATTGTTCTAACTCAAAGTTTAGATTTTCAACCTTAGCATCAATCTGAACTTGAATAGCTAATGCTTCATCACTACCTTTAGCTTTTTCGCTTAATTGTTTAAATAATGCTTCTAACTCATTTGTAAGTGCATTGACTTGAGCAGGATTATCAAAACCAAATAAATCTTTTAACTCTACCTTAATACCTGCGCCTACTTGGAATTTCTCTAATCCAGCTAATGCTTTCTGTGCATCACCTAATGATGTTTTATATTTGTCAACAGCGGCACGTTCTTCAGCCAGTTTCTTAAACTCAGTACTTAATTTATTAACTTGTTTTCGAGCAAGCTCTAGTTCTAACTCTGATCTTTTAAATCCACCAAATAGTCTTGAGAATATTCCACTAAATCCAGTTAGATTACCAATAGCATTATTAAGTCTATTAAATGCCATTACTGACATTTGTATTTCTTCTGGCTTTAGATATTTGTCAATCTCTTTAAATACATCTACATTAGAAGAAAGTTCTTTGTTTACGTCTCTAGCACGAGAATCATTAAACTTACTAAACTTATCAATTATCTTTTCAAAAGGTAATACAAAGTTCTCAATAGAAAAGCTTGAAAAGAATGGTACTTGTCTATTTAAATCTCTATTCATAAATGCGAATAAAGAACCTGCTTGAATTTCAGCAGCTTTCATAGAGGTAGCTAAATCATCCATGCTACTATTAAATGCGTACTTATCAGCCTTCTTATCAAATAAATCTCTAAGTTTCTGTAGGTCTGCTGTAGTTTCAGCTGTAACAGAACCTAAGTCTTCTTCTTCTTCTTTGGCTCTCTTAATAACTTCAGAGAGTCTAGTAGCTAAACTATTTAATGATTTAGATTGACCTTCGGTTAATTTACTATAGTTAATACCACTAATTTTTCCTGAGAAATCTAATGCTTGACCACCTAATTCAGACTTAGGTAATAATGCCTCTAATTGCTTTTGACCAGATGGTTTCATACGGAATAACTTTGCAAGCTTCTCAATGACATCATCAAGTTTAGCCATGAAGCCATCACCTTCACCAAATAACCATATTGCAATAGCACCAATACCAAGAGTAGCTACAATAGTAATAATGCCTGCTACTGATGTGACTATAAGAGCAATACCCTTAATAACAACTCCTATAGCATATATTATACTACCTACTACACCACCTAGAATACCACCTATAACTAAAATACCACTCATTAACGCTTTAAGACCAGCTGCTGTTTTAGCAAAGAAACCTATCCATCCACCAGTAAGTAATTGTAAAGAACCTGCAAGTACTCCAGTTGCAATACCTGCATAATTGATAGCCATACCTACACCCCAAAGGGCTTTGAGTCCAGCATTACCCATAATACTAAAGGCAGTAACTACATTCTTAAGTGCTCCACCAAAGAATGCCCAACCAGCTGGTGGTAGTAACAAAGCATAAATACCATAGTCACCTACAAAGGAAAGGATAGAATCAAATATATTAGAGGTAATACTAGTTGTCTCAGCTTGAGCGGCATTTGCTGCACCAGTAAACAATGCAAAGATAGAAATTAAAGCACCAGCAATAAATCCCTTTTTACCTTTAAATAGTTTACCAAGTAAGCCTTCAGGTCCAGCCATTCCTTCAACATCTACATTCATCTTATTTAAAACAGATTTAATGTTATCTGTATAAACTTTAGCTCTTAACGCTGGATCAACTCCTTCTTTACCAAGAAGAGAAGTATCAAGTAAACTTTTACTCTTACCAAGATCTTTGAGCTTATCTGCGGCTTTAGAAACAGTTTCTTTAATAGTACTAGAGGCAGATTTTACTTTTTCATCTACCTTTTTCTTTATTGAATCCCCTTCTTCTTTACCGAATAGGAAATCTGTAATACTTATTTTACCTTTAGTGTAGTCTTCTCTATTTTGACCGTTATTAATATTGCCAAGAACTTTACCTACAATGTCTTTTACTTTATTAATCTTGCTAGTTATTTCACTAGCTTTGATATCTCCAAATAAACTAGTAAATAATTTTGTTTTGGATATAGTAGCTGCTGCTGCTAAGGATTGCGTAATAAAGAATTTAAACACAGATGCGAGAGAATCTTTAATAAGTTTACCTGCAACATCCTCACCGAGCATTGCAAGAGTAACTAATGGAATGCCAGCAGCCAAAGCTACGGCCATGCTAACATGATCTGAGAATCCAGAGAATATTAGAGATACACCTGCAACTAAATACTTAAAGTTAGCGCCTAATAGGGCTTGACCTAATAATCCACCACTGTTTGCACTAGAGCCTGCTGATCCAGCAACAAAAGCTAAAAAGCCGCTTACAAATTCTTTAACAACAGATACTTTACTAAGTATAGTAGCAATACCTGCTCCAACTAAAATAGTACCTAGTAAGCCTGAATCCCCTACACTAAAGAAAGAGAAAAGACTAGAGATAGCAGAGCCAATAATACCAAACTGTTCTAGGAATGCTTTTCCAAATGCATCAGCAAATGTTACTAATTGACCTAGTAATTCAGGAATAGCTTCTATAGCTTCTCTTAGATAGAACCCAATAATAGATCCTGCAGTTTCACCAATTTCTTTAAATATATTAGCGTCAAATGCTTCGTATAATGCTTCTCCTATTTTTGGGATTAATGCTGCTTTGATTAATATTGCAGCACCCGAAAAGAATGCGGCAAATGTAGCAGGAGCTACTAATGCAACAATAGCAGCTAATACAAACACATCGGCAATATTCTTGAATACTGCGCCAAGTTCTTTGAGTGGTAGGCTAGAGATCATTTCCCTAACATCTATCTTTTCTATCTTAAGCTTTACTTTAGCTACAGTATCTTTTAGAGTATCTTTAACAGTACTACCAATGCTACTGTTACCAATTGTATCTCTTGTGTCTAATCCTTTTGCTGTAATTTTAGTAAAAAGATCTTTAGTACTATTTTTCAAATCAGAGAAAGAAGCTTTAACTTTCTTTGTAAATGCGTCTATCTTTGTTGTGCCTTCTGTGTATAACTTATCAGCCCAACGTAATACACCATCAACCATATCTGGCCAGTAAGAATTACCTACTACTTTATCGTATATATCAAAAAAGTAACCCTTAATTTTAGTAGCAAAGTCTCGTATAAAACCTTCTACTTTACTTAACTTGGTAAAAATACTATCTTCAATTTTGCTACTCATATAAAGCATATAGCCTACAATAGCAATAACAGTATTTTCGATAACAGCTCTTACTTCTGCAAATGCAGTAACAAATCCGTATAATGAGCCAATTGCTACGTCTAGGCCTAGCAAGTTAGACACTAGTAATTTGAGACCAGCAACACCTTTGACTTGGAGTATAGCGAATGTTTCCAATAGACTAGGGTTTAAACCAAGTAAACTCCTAGTAAGATAGATTAAATTAGTTGTAAATTCTGCAATATAAGTTAACGAGAGTACTACTGCAGGTGCAAAGAATCTCTGAATAGTATAGCTTAAGATCTGTAATGATTGTAGACCTAATTCAAGAAACCTATCAAAACGTATATTAGAAAATTCAATAAGTGGATTACTAGCAATACCTAATGCAGCACCAAATGTTTTTAGTACAGCTACACCTTGATAAAGAGGAGTTACAAAGAAGTCTCTAAATCCTACTGAGAAAGCTAAGAATCCAAAGAAATTATTTGGATCTAAACCCTTTGCAAGTTTATTTATATTACTTGTAAATTCTACTACTGATTTTGAATTAAAAATATCACCAATAGTTCTTGAAGTTCTAGTATCACCAAAGGCTACGAATAGACCTAATTGCTCGACTACACCTCTAACTAATTTTCTAAATTCAAATACACTATCATAAAAGGCTAAGAAAGAGATTCTTAGTCTTTCAAAGAAAAATGAGTTTGCCAACACTGTTAATGGCGTTGTAAATGTACGAATAACAGGTACAATAGCACTAATGTTTCTACCTACGGCAGAGAATAAATTTCCAAAAGCATTAATAACTAATTTTGCATCTCTAACTGTTTGACCAAATCTTGAACTTAAAATAGTAAAGTATACATCAGCAACTTCTGCTAAATTTGTTATGTATATTGAAATTCTATTTATGTTTCCACCAAGTATTTGTGAAAGTCCACTTGATTTAGATATCTCAGATAACAAAAGATTTACGGAATCTTTTAGTCTAATAATTGATTGTTCAAAAGTAGGAGCTAGTGTTTCAAATTCACTATTTAATTTATCTGTTTGACTTAGTAATGCTTTAAATACTACATCACTTGTTAATCTACCCTCTTCAGCTAGCTTTCTTAGTTCTCCAATAGAAGAACCAATTCCATCAGCAATAGCCTGTGCAATTCTAGGGGTTTGTTCTAGAACTGAGTTTAATTCCTCGCCACGTAATTGTCCAGAAGCAAGACCTTGCCCTAACTGAATTAAAGCGGCTCTTGCAGACTCACCAGCAGTACCAGAAATAGTAACTGCCTTTTGTACGTTCTCAGTAGCTTGTAATAGTTGTTTTGTAGATGCACCTGCATTCTTTAATGAAGAACCAAATTTATTAAATACACCTACTGTACCTTCCAATGAGCTTCTAGTCTTTACCGATAGAGCCAATAACTGGGATTGTACAACAACTAATTCTTTAGTCCTACCTACAACTAGAGCAATTCTATTCTCTAAATTTGTGAAGGTATCTGAAGCTCTAGTAATACTGTTAACTGCACCGAATGCAGCAAATGCAGCTGTAACACTAGTTGCAAGACCAGCTAATGTTCTAGTAGCGGAAGTCGTTGTCTTTTCTATTTTACCTACTGATGTAGAAAGTTTGTCTAAGTCCCTTTGTGCTTGTGACGAGTCAGACGTGACTTTCAATGCGATATCTGACATAAAATCTCCTTAAAAAAATGCCCTAAGATATATCACGAATAGTGTGATGCATCAAAGGGCAAAAAAATTATATTATAGTGGGTTCGAAACCACTTTTCATTAAAGTTTGTTCAATGAAATATGATGGTGCCTGTTTCGACCATCCAGCATTTAAATATGTAATATACTCAGCATCATTATTAATATAATGACTACTTTCGGTTAAGCTAATCAAAAATTTATTTGATAGTGAAAAGGAGATTTTGAATGACTCTTGTTTATAAGAAGTCCATCTACTTGCAGCATATCCTGTATCTTTTGGAGTAACTCTTTTGAGTTCTTCTATAGCAGTTTCAACAGCATTATCTATTATCTTGTTAGTTGAATCTTCTAATGCATTTGATATCTTTTTATCTAATGCCTTATTGACATTAAGTTTAATTTTTATCAATTGTAACCTCCCATGGGATACCATTATCTGCTGCAGCCATTTGAAGTTTATTCAATAATCCTGAGCTAATAATAGAATTTGCAAGTCTACTCTCATCTTCATTATTAGCTCTTTTAATAGCAGCTAATGAAGCAAATAGTCTCTCGGGTTTTTCTTTAACCCCTTGTGCCTGTAATAACATATAAGTACGCTGGTCATCTTGCCAACCAACAGGTCTCTCTCTAAAATATTCGAACCAACCTAATAGTTCTTCATAGGGCATTTCTTTAAGTAGTCTATAAACTGGCATATGTAGTTTAAATGCCAAGTCATAGACTTCTATCATTTCCTTATCTAATGTTATTTGCCCTGATTCACGTTTCCCAATCCAGAGAATGTGAGTACTTCATTAGACAGACGAGATAGCTCATCGACAGGAAATGCACTGAAATCTTCAGTTGATAACTGATCTGCTCCATCAACGGAACAACCAATCACATACTGTAATAGTTGGATACTTGCATTTTCATCTTCTCCAACAGCTTTTGACTTTTCTTGAATCTCCATAACTTGAGATACAGAAAGCTTCTTAATTGTAACGTCTTCACCCATAAATTTGGTTTTCTTAGACATTACTTTTCCAACGAGATGTTTCATTTTATATTCCTTACTTTTATTTACTATCATTAAATAACTGTTTGTTATTTTCTTGGAAGTCATCGAGTACTTTACGTACTGTATGTAACACAGATAATGTTTCCATGATCTCTCTACCTACTTCACTATTCTTGTCAAAATCTTGAAATCTTTCAAATGATTTACGAATACTAATATCAACACTACGTCTCATATGACGAAATGTAGTCTTCATAACAAATGATTTACTGAATGGTGGTTTATCTTGATTGTTATCAATCATAATTATCCTTAATATATACTATAAATACAACCAAGGGGAGCCTCAGATCTCTCTTTAGCGTCCCCTGGTAAATGGACTAGAAACTAGCCCAAATTGTCATTAGACGAGACCAACAGTCGCAGGACCGAAGAAGCCGCCTTGTGAAGACAATGTTAGTGTAGCTTGGTTAGCATCTGTTAACTGTGGGCTAACTAATAGAGCTTCGATTTTACCAACGAAGTAGAAGTTAGAGTTGTCAACAGAACCTAGACCAGTAGAACCTGCAGTGGTGCTTAGACCAGCTGGTTTAGCATTTAGCATAGAAAACTGGAAAGCATAAATCTTACCATTACCTACTAAAGCACCTAATGCTGAGGATGGTGCCCAGTCAGCAGGAATGTAGTTTAGAGTAATTTCTAAGTTAGGTGAATCAGACTGGCCTTGAATTTGGCTAGAAGTCTTTTGACCATAAACAGGTACGTTAACGATGTTAGCTGGTGTACCGATTTGTGGGAATTCACGGACGTTCTTAATTTCAGTGAAAGAACCAGTAGTAGCAAACTTAGCTACTAGTTCTGCTAATGTATCTACAGTTGTGAGATCAGTAATCTCAGTTGTATTTACGGCCATTGCTGAGAAAATACCAGCTCCGATTGATGTAATATGTGCCATGTGTTTTAATCTCCATAAGCTTTAAAATTTATTGAATAATCACCACGATAAAGAGATTTATCTGCGGGATCAAGGCCAAGCTTCATTACTGTGCTTGCGCCAAATTGGGTTCCATTTGTCAAAGTCTTACCTTGAAATAAGGAATCTATAGTATCAGCAATAGTGAACAATTCTGCATCACCATTACCTGCCTTGACAAAGATTGATAGTATTAACATACCTGAGAATTTTTTCTTAAACCCATGAGCATCAACAGTGCCTCTTCCTGGTAGAATACTAATTCTAATAAAAGAAGTAGTAGTATCTATTGTTCCACTATAGTTGGCAGGATAAGCTTTGTATCCAGTTGTTGTCCATGCGCTTGAAGCGAATAAACCATATATGTCTGACTTTAATTTACTATACATACTCATATTATACTCCTGCTAATGAGAGTACAACAACAAACTCATCTTTTGAAATAACGTTACAACCATATTCTACATTATCAACGGTTACCCGTGAATAGCTATCGAAGTTAATTGCAGGATTACTTTTAATTGTGAGTGAAGTTGTAGTAACAGGAATACCAGACTCAAAGGACTTACTAGTACCTAAAAAGCCTTGAGCGGTGTATGTCTGATCCGTTTTTACAATCGAACCAGTAGCAAAATTAAATCCACTGACGATCTTGTTGTCAAAAGTAGCAGTAACCGAAAGATCCTTTAATTTTTCAAAGGCAGTATCCACGGATTTTTGTACTTTTGATTTGAGGGACATTTAGTTTGCCCTCCACCATTGAGTAGAACCTTGGTTTACTAAAAGTGGTTTTAGGTATTTTCTAACAATACTAGGAACTACTGGAGTTCTAGTTGTGTCATTATTACTATCTTTCAATGTAATAGTACCAATTGAAATTTCTTCAAAGTTTTGTGTTTTATTATCTAACAAATTTTCATTGGATAATAAATGATGAGCCATTTCTAAAACAGCCTGTTTCATTCTCTTTGGAATTTCACTCACACTAAAGTTAACTTCTTGTCCTAATCTAGGATCAAAAATATAAGCCCCTTTACGAGGCCACGCAAGACTCTGTGTGGAACTGACAGCAACACCGATAAATTGATTTTCATCAAGTATAAGAGTTGCAGTCACTAATGCTGACTCCTGGTCGTCGTCTTGAGCATTTAACCATGCACCCGCATCAATGCGAGTATCAAAGTATGCATCAGCTTCGGCCATAGTTACATATGTGTTTGTACCTAGGACTAGTGCCATCAGTTCCTCCTAATAGATTAAGCGTGGAGAATAGGTAGAATACCTAAGTTCAATGCACTCATCTTACGTGCCCATGAACCAGCAGTTGCAAAAGCAGTGTTGGTAGCAAAAGCGTTAGTAGCGCCAGCCCAGTCGTAACCCATTGGATGTACAACGAAGCCATAACGATACCAGATAGATGTAGAACCACCACCAGTGTAGGAAGCAGCAGAGCGGTCAACTTCAACAGGTGTAGGAACAGCAATATTTGTAAAGCTGATAGCGCCTGGCTTGCAAATGAATGTAGTCTTAGTAGAACGATCATTTACGTTAGCAGAAGCTGAGAGGTCACCTTGAGCAACACGGCTGAGGATCAAACGGAACTTACCACCGAATACGGTTTGGAATGTTAGGTTACCATCAGTAACTGTAGTTACGTCTACTAAGTTAGCAGCACGTAATTCAGCTAAAACTTCAGGTGAAGTGATCATGTACATGAAGTCAGGCTCATAGTCTTTGAATGCCATACCAAGAGCTTGGAATAGACGTTGACCACGGGCAGCACCAATAGCGGTAGCATCAAATAGCTTACGCTGATCAGAAGCAGAAGTAGCAGCTGCGGTACCGAATACACCAGCAGCGTTGATGTCTACGAAGTTACCAACAGTAGAACCATCAGCGTCTGTGTCATAGCCAACAATACCAGCACCACGAGAAACTTCATAAGCAGCTACACCTTTGAGTGTAGATACGATAGAGTCAGACTCGTCTTGGCTACGAACTTCAGAGAAGTCACGAGCGATTTTAGAGAGACCGTCTTGTTGAGAAACGATTTGCTGGAGGTTAACTTGTTGTGAACCGAATGTACGGACTGTCTTGATGTAGTCAGCAATTTCAGTTGACACATCAGTGTAGTTGCCTTCATTAGCGCTAGATAAGCTAGCAACGTTAATGTTGGCAGCTAGAGGTTTGTACCAGCGCATTTGACCAATGAAGCTCTCGCCTGTTGGGTCAATACGGGCATCAGTACCAACGATACCAGTGCTGTTAAGCTTCTTGGCGTTTGTGTACATTTCATCAGCATATGCAGAAATAGCAATAGCTACGTTTTGGAACATTGTATGATTAATCATTTAAAAAATCTCCTATGATTTTAAAGTGTGAAGTTACCGAGTTTACCACCTGCAGCAAGTGCTAACACTTCTTCAGTAGTCATATCAGTAATCTTCTTATTGGGATCGAGTTTGGGAGTACCGTTCATATTGCTACCACCACCCCCTGAATTAGATTTAGGTTTAAATAGGAAAGAATTATCTTCATTCTTTACGTATTGTCCTACAAAATCCTTGATTGATACACCAGATTTGTGAATCCATGCACCAGTTTCTGGATCTTGGATGAGTTGATCGATAATATCACGATAGGCCATTTGGCCAGATCGCTCATTACGGAAATCAAGACTGGTTAATGCATTACGAACTGCACCATCACGGGTGAGTTCAGTTACTTTACCTTCGGCTAACGCAAGCTTTTCAGTGAGTTCTGCGAGCTTCATCTCAGCAACTTCTTTATGCTTACCTTCATCCTCTAAAGCTTTCATCTTACGTTGTTTAGCATCATCTTCAAGACGAACACGCTCTTTAACAGCATTGTCACGTTCTTGATAAGCTTTATCTAAACTTTGTTTGATTTTAGAAAGACGCTCTTCAACCATACGATTGATCATGTCTTCTGTATCTTTATTGTTAGTACCTGCACCTGGATCTCCAACCTGATCGGCTTGAAACTCTGGGTTTAATGTGGTACCATCATCGAGGAACTCTTTGTTTCCGAACTTATCTACTTTCATCTTTATTTTCCTTTGGCACAGCCATTTAATTTTAATTTTTTAGGGTTTAGTTACAAACATAAACTCTTACGGTCCAATACCATACCAATCCATACCTTTAGGTATAGGAGCGAGTATCTCTTTTCTCGTAATCTTGTTTTTGGGATTTAGTAAGCCATCCTCAATAGCTTTTTGGCGAAGCTTATTGTAAGTCTCGTTAGACATACCTTCAGCTTTTAATGCCAGTAATGTTTTCTCTATTGTGTTACCTTCAAGAGCATCCGCATAGATTTCTCTAAGCGCATACTTGGACTTTGCTGCTTGTCCAATGTTGGTGAAGAAAGCATCATGAATCGTAGCGGTTTCAATACCATTTTTACGACCCCATAAATGAAATCTTCTTACAATAGTAGCATCGTTCATGTGGTTACCATTAACCCCCATGCCAATACCTGCCCTCATCAGGCTTGATTTTCCTAGAAGTGAAGCATCTTCTGCTCGATCTTCGTAAATGTTACGGACCATCCTATTAGCTTCTTTGTCATAGAACTCAATGCTAGTTTGGATTTTAGGTCTGTATCTCTGGTATAAAGTCTTACCATCAAATGTTACCCAAGGTACATCAACCTTCTGAGTTTCATCAACGTAAGCTTTAGCAGCTTCTTTCCAGAATTGTACGAACTTTTGAGTTACTGGTGCTCTCTCAGCTAGTCTTCGAGACATAATCTCAGAGACTGCTTTGAAGTCTTGAGGTCCAATTAGACCCCTACGAGCATTCATTAACTTATCGACAAACGCTTCTACGTCTGGGTGAGAATCACGAGCATGTGCTAAAAGTTCTTGCCCCACAGGGGTTTCACCTTCAACAACCTCATTCAACTCACGCTTTAATTGTTTCAAACCAAAGACAACATTTTCAGCACCTAGCTTATCTGCCTCTTTGATTTTTCCATCTATAATATTTGTTACACCACGAAGTTCTTCACGAGTAACAACAGTATATCCTTTTAACTCTAATACTGAAGCAAATTTAGCCTCAATATTAGCCGCCTGTGTTGCTTTACCAGCACCATAGAAAGAAACCATGTTCTGAGCTTTAGCAGCTTTCTGGAGATCAGTCCATTGAACATTAGCATCTCTTAACCCTTGTATCTTTTGAAACTCTGGATCAGACACTGTATCCATAGCAACTAAGTCATACAAACGATTCTTTTGGAGTGTAGGTAACACATTTGAGTTGATTGAAATGTCTCTATCGCCTGTACTCAAACCGATAATCTGAGCACCAGAGGATGAGGCATCATTCTCAATCATTAATTTTGTTTTGTATTCTGCTAATTTATTTACATTAGTAAAATCACCATTTACAGCTTTATGCGCACGAGCGTATTCTATTGCTAATCGACTAATCTTTGGAACTTCCTCTGCTTCAGTAGCACGGATAATAGGATGCTCTAGGTATTCCCTAATCCTTCTATCTCGTTGAGTAGTTTCCATCATTAACCTACCAAGGCTTAGAATTTCTTTTTCATTTCTTAAAAAGATTTCCATTCTACCAGATTGTGTTAAAGCTTCTGTAGCAGGTCCAAGCATAGACCCAGTTTGAATCATTAACTCTCGTAGAATCTCAGGAGTCATATCTTCAGGTTTTGCACTATTAAGAAATGGTCTAACCACTTCACCACCAGTTGGTGTTAGGAATCCTTGATAGTATACACGTCCACGACCATCAATATTAGCGACAACACTAAAAGGTTTACCAGTATCTCTGTGATACTTAACCGTCTGCATAAAACTGTAACCTTGATCTCCACGAGTCAAAATAAGTTTTCTAAAATCATTTAAGTCATCGTACTTCTTTACGTTCCCACGGGGATCTCTAAAGCGAACTAAGTCTTCCATGAATCCAGCATACTCGTTATCAACCTCATATTGAACTGACATTGTATGATTAAGCATATCAGCAAAATCATTGTCAATAAGAATTTTATCGTAATTAGCATTAGCCCTGCGAGTAATAATCGGAATACCTGTATTATTGCCTCTAGCATCAAAATAAGTCTTAGCTCCAGAACGAACATACAGCTTGTCTCTTGGAGAATTAATACCAATACGTTTTGCTAGCAATGCACTACGATTAGCTCTCTGTAAGTTTAACATATCTTTGTTTAAGATCTGTACTTCACGACTAACTGTATCTCTCCAAGGACCACTTGCACGACCTGTTTCTAGGTCAACAACTGATCTCCTAGTCTTACCTCTCATGACCACACGAATGTAGCCTTTGTCTTTTAAGGCAGTAAGAATTTGGGAACCATCAGCATGATAGTCTTGTAATGTAGGTTTAAAGAACGGGAACTCTGGGACATTCCAAGATTCTCTCAATGTCTTTCCTACATTAATAGCTAATGAGTCATAGTCAGTAGACTTACCATCAGCAACTACAGTTAAAACTTTAGATAGGGCATCAATAGCCTTCTTGTCGTTAAGACCACCCTCAACTAATTGATTTAAATAATTTTGTCTTTGTTTACCAAATAGAAACTCTAAGTCTACTATTCTTCGATAGTCTTCTCTTCTGTTTCTTAAAAATTCATCAACTAATCTTTCAGTAGGCGCTTTATCTTTAAAAAATAGTTTAGCACCAGGAATATTATCCTCTAAGTATTTAACTATTTTCTTTTTAAAAACATCAATACCAATTCTAGGAGTACCTTTAAACCATGTGTATAGTGGAGTTCTTCCAGTATAATACAAGCTTCTGGCTAGAGGTCTACCTTCAGTAGTAGCCCAATTACGAACATATCTTTGATCATCTATATTCTTTTGAATGATTTCATCAAAGGTATAATACTTACCAAATATTTGTACTTTAGCAGGTTCTCCAGCAACTCCATATGAGTCAAATTGTGATGATCGTGCTCTTGATCTACGATCTAGAATACGACTAGTGTTAACTACAGAATACTGCATTTCACCACGGGCAACATTCATGAAGTTTACCCAAGGCTGTTTATCATTGTTATATCGTTCAAATACAACACGCAAATTTTCAGCAATAGCAGTCTGTTGGTTAACAGAAACAGAATCATCTAGGCTTTCAACGAATTGTTGAATCCAAACTTTTTGTTCTTGGTTTAGAGCCTTAGAGTTTTTAATAAAGTCTAATCGTTCCTGTAATACACCAAAGTCTGGGTCATACAAAAGAGTAGAACTCTGTTCACCTGTAAAGGGATCAAAGCTATTATTACGTTCATCAAACTCGTTATTAGCCCTAATCCTAACTGATCGTTTACCTTGTAATGAGGTACCACGATAGTCTACTAGAGATAGTGTTTGTGCAGTATTTTCAGTGTCCGCTATATACATTGCCTTTAATTGTTTATTGGCCTCTGTATTTTTAATAAGTTCATTAGGTCTAGCTACATTAACAGCAAATAAATTAGATTCAGCTTCTGCTACTGCGGCTTGCCTAGTTGGAAAGAATGTTGTTCTTGCATTATCAAGTTTTCTTAATGCTGCAATACTTAATTGTTGACCCTTAGCGGTAGTAAATGCTTTAACGTCAAGAACACCTTTTTGTAGTAATCCTGCACGTTCTTCACTACCTAAATGTTTAACTTGTACCATCATAGGCTGACGCTTAAGCCATGTACCATAAGTTTCTACTGGGGGTAAGCTACCATCTAAAATATTCTCAGATGTTTCCTTAAGTTTATTTACTTTAACTCTTGATTCAGCTTCCTCAGAAGCTTTTAATAGTTCTTCTTTGTTCTTTAAAACAGGAACCATAGAACTACGGCAATTCCAGTGTAAGGGAGGTCTAAAACGAAGATCATCAATCTTATATACTTGACCATCATGGTGAGCACAGATCTTTGATGTTCTATTATCTAACACAGCAGTAAATCTATAACCTTTTAGTAATTCGTTATTACGATCCATTACTAGATTAATTGCTTTAGCTTGCGTATTCGTAATAGCAGTTCTAACTAATACCTTAGCTTGCACTTCAGTCATAGTTGTAGTCTTAATTACATCAGCAATAATTTCTTTAACAGGTTTATTGTCTGCTAATCCTGACTTAATTTTTCCATCAATCCTAGCTAACTCAGTTGTACCAATACTGTCAAAGTGATCTTTTAAACTCTTTGAGGCAGTAATATTAGGTCCAATCAGGAGAGGAATAGCATCACTACCTCTAGGTTTTTGTACCCTAAAGAAAGATCCAGCACTTCTCTCTAGATTATTAGCATGGAAGCTTACAGAGGCATCTGCATAATCACTAACTGAATTTTTAGTAATCATGTGTAACTCTTTAGTTGCTCGAGTTACTTCTGGTTTAACATCAGCCTTAATATTTTTAGATAATAAAATCTTTAATCTTTTCTGATGCCTACGGATGCCTCTAGAAACATTGGTTGATGTCTCTGCTTCATATAGCCTAGTGTCAGCTAAGTGTTGTACAATACGATCATAAACTTCCGTATTAATTGGTGTTGGCATTTAAACTCCTTGATGCTAGTTAACAACTGCATCTTGGATGCCCTCGTTAATAGCTTATTCTGGTTGTTGTGGATATACAACTTCACCCTCTGTTGGAGGATTATTCATAATATCAGTTATAGCTTGTCTATAGGTTGCCCATTTTTCACGAGTAACTCCACTTATATTGCTTGATGCAATCCACTCTGTTTTAGCTAGAATTTCAGCACATTTTTCTTGTACTTCGTTTACCTCAATTGGCTCCTCTAGCTTTAGAGGTTTTTGTTTCTTGTTTAGTTTACTGTATTCCATATTAAGCTCCTGAATTATTATCTGTACGATTGTTGTCATTCATATCAGATACATTTGAGTCAATTCTAGTTGCCATAGTATCTACAAGAGGATCACTCTGAATCTCAGCTATACCTTCTTCATCGTTATACTCAGCAGGGAGTACATCGTTAAACTTAGCAATAGAGATAAATGTAGAACGTGGAATAATACCTTGCTGGTACCATTCTGTAACTAGTCTCATCCAGTCAGCACCTACAGGTGTAGGATTAAAGTCAGCACTTAATGTAAACTTAATGTCTGTTGGAAGAACATCAACATTATATTTCCACTTAAGCATAACTGTAATAATCTGTCTCATTGTCTCTGAGATACGAGTATTAAGCATGCCTAATTGAGCAGTCTGAGCAGCATTACGGATTTCTAAGCTTACGCCTGACTCACCTGAAGAACCTTCTGGCGATAACATGCGGATTCCCATACGAGCCATCTCTTCGATAGTAGCAGCAATACTTGCCTCCATATCTTTTAGAGCACCTGTAGGTGTATCTAGTGCTTTGATATCATCTCCTGCACGAAGTTTAATCCATGAGCCTAAACCAGCAGCTACAATATCCTCAAACTCTTCATCAGTCATATCTGACATGACTACTGGAGTGTATGTTGCAGCGCCATAGAGTAAATGATTACGTCTACTAATCTTGTTGTATAGTGCAATCTCACGATCAATTAATGATTGTAGAATTGGTTCAACAGGATCAATTTGACCATTTAATGGGTAGGCAGGAATGAAATTCATTCTCTCACCATTCATTAATGGTATTTCTGTGCGTGTTTTAGTCCATGCTGCATTAGCGTTATCTGTCTGATACTTAGAAGTAACATTACCATTAATAACGTTAACAGACTCATTAGTGTCTCGTGTGTAAGTATCCACAACAAGTAAGCCTGCATCATCTAGGTAGTAGTGAGTAACTGTGTCTACATAGTCTGGATGGAATTGATTTTTAGTATAGTCTTCCATATAATAACGGAAGAGTAAACTTGTTAATACTTGTTTGTTAGTATTACGGTCTTGACCTCTACGCCAGTTAATAATATTCTCTGCTTGAATGAGCATAACATATGGTGATAGAGCCTTAGCTTCTTCTACTGTTAATGCGTCTGGGTTAGCAACTGTAGGATAGTCTACTAAGCACCAAGCTCTGGATGACTGTAATTCTTCCCAAATAGCAGCATCTAAAAATCCATGTAGTGAGGTACCATCAGAGCCAAAAGAAGTACGAATCCAATCTTCAGTTCCTTCTGGGAACATATTATCAGGTAATTCAATAGCCGCTTGTTTACGTAGTAGTCCACCCACTAAAACTTTAGCATATTGTGCTGTTAGACCTGGAAGTTCACCTTCAGCACGATAAAAATTGTACTGTTGAGAACTCATTGTAGGAGAAAATGGTAACAATAGGTTACTAAAATTTACTGGATCAATTGTATCATCATATGCTCGTGCATGTGTCTGTCCATTTAGAACAGCTCTGGATCGTTCCCAGAGTGGCCGCATAGATTCGTATGCAGCATTAGGATCCCCAAGGCTTTTTGTCTTAGCCTTTGATGGGGTCGTTGTTAGGTTTGCCATTTAAAGATTCTCCTCCATAAGCATCCTAACAATTCTAGCAACGATGTCTGAACGAACAATATCGTCTACACCAAACTCGATGATAGGAATGTCAATGTTATGTTTTTTACATAGGTGGACAAATTTGAGTATGTCCTTACCACTATTAATGTCACTCTGGGCAGGATCGCCACAGAGGACCATTTTAGAATTTTCACCAAGCCTTGTTGTAATAGCTTTTAATTCTTCAAATGTTAAATTCTGACACTCGTCTACAATGACAAGTGAGTTTTCATAAGATCGACCACGAATAGTTTCTAGTGGTTGGATCTCGATTGAACCTTTATTTACTAGGTATTGATAGAAGCCTAATCCGAAAGACTTTTCTAAAACACTAGTAATAGGCATTAACCAAGGAGCCATCTTATCAGCGATGGTCCCTGGGAAATGTCCTAAAGATTTTCCCGTAGCTACGTTAGCTCTACTTAAAATTATTTTGTCATACTTCCCTGTTAAAAACAGAGAGGCTACCATAGATGAGGAGCAATAAGTTTTACCTGTACCAGCGCAGCCAATAGTGACAGTGATAGGATAGTGGCGAATTGCAGTAAGTAGATTATCTTGCTTGTCATTTTTTGGTTGAACATGAAATGGCCTTGGGGCCTTAATAACTTTAACATTAGATTGATAATCCTCAATATGTGTAACTTGAGCTTGTTTACGTGGAACTCTACGGGGTTTATTCATATATAATTAGTCCTTACTTCTTGAACTTAGATACTAGCTTGTCTTGTATTGTAATTGCCCATGATGGTTGCGGAACATGCCAACCAATAACAATACCTACGGCAATGCAAATTAATGCTGTTATCATAATATCCCCTTATTTCTTAGTAGGTACTTCTGTACCTTCTAGCTTTTTATGTATTTTAATTTCTTTACATACTTCCTTAGACTTTCCAGTCTTAGGGTCTTTAGTCTCTTTACAAACCTTCTTTGTTGTTTGTTCTGCAGAATGAACTGTAGGAACTATAAACATAAAGGCAAATAATAATATAAACTTATTCATTTGTATCCTTTAAATAAGGGGATGCTCTGGATGAGGAGGTGCTAGCTTACCACCATAACCTGTAGTTACAGTAGTCTCAGTAATTGTACGCTGTTGTTGTACTGCTGGATAATTTTGTCCATACTGTTGTGGTTGCTGGTTGCCCATAGGCATACCCATTGATTGGCTTTGAATTGGACCTGAAGACACTCCTGCCATTTTCTCTTGACCCCTAGACCAGGCAGTAATACCTAATACAGCACCCATAGCCATATGAAATAAACCACCGCCCTGAAGGGTTAATGGAGCCCACTGCCTAAAGGCATCATTTTGAATAGCAACTTCCCAGAATTGTACAATAGTAAATCCAATAGGGAATATAATAAAGTCACATGCGCATACACACATATACATCATAGCCATTAGTGGACGCCATTTCTTTTGCATCCAACTTTCTTCTTCTTTCTTAGGTTCTTCAACCTTAGCTTCTTCTGCCATAAGAAATCCTTAAATTGTTAGGGGTAGCCATAGCCATATAGCTTGTGACATTAAGAATGCTGCTACAGCACCTACTCCAATACTTGCTTGGAATAATTTTCTATTAACTGCTAGTATAGAAGCAGTAAGCAATACAATAGCAATCTGGAATAATGATCCAGCGTATGTATAAAACGGTGAACGCTGTTTAGCTACTGTTCTTTCAGCCTCTAGCTTACGAGCTTTAGCCATAAGTTCTTTCTTACCTTCACCTGTAGAAGGTTCTGACTCATATCTATCTATTTTCTTTTGAAGCTCTGCGGCTTTCTTAATGTTGCCTCTAGCTAATGCATTCTCTTGAGAGATCTCAGCTAGGCGACTCTTGATATCTTTAGATTGGTAGAATGACCATGTGTTATTAGCATCAATTGTGTTGTTGAGTACTTTAGAACTATTAGATCCACCCATTAAGGTGTTAATAGCAAGCAATGCAGCAAGCACTGTAATAACCCATCCAGCCTTATCTTTTAAGAGGGCTTCTCTCTCGCTTCTACTTAAAGGTTTAGTTTCTTCTGTCATAGTGTCCTTAGAAAGGTAAGTATTTAGCAATTAGCCCATTAACAATTCTGTCTGATAGGTCGTCAGGTAGGAACTTAAGAAAACCTAGAAAGTATAGGCCTACAGCACCATAGCAGAATATCTTTAAACATAAGTCGAAGGTCTTTTGATACTCGTTCATCGTCCACACCTATTGCCTACTTGACAGTATTGCATTAGCTCGTAACCACCAATAACCATTATAAATAATACAAAGGAAACTACACTTAAAATAATAGCTAACTCATTTAGTTCTTCTTCTTTTTGTTTACGTTTCCGTTCATTAGCATTAAATAGTCTTAACTCTTGAGCATCGTCAGCATCCATCTCAGCTTGACGAGCCTTAATTTTATTCCACACATCTATCTTACCTGTTTGCATAAAAAGCATTTTAAGCTCTTCTTCGAATGCCCTAGCTTGTTCTAGAGCCATCTCGATCTGGAGAGCCGTTCCCATATTGGAACCCTTGCCACTTTTCTTAGCCTCTATCAAGGCTTTAGTAGCAGTACTCTTAGCATCAAACATCTTGCCTATCATAGGTGCAAGAGAACCTAGGTCATTAGCTACTTTACTAGCTTTCTTAACCATTGATATAGCTGACTGTATGCCAGCAAGAGCCGTTAGCGGATCAATCATTTTCTTTTTTCCTTATCCGTTTTGTCGTTGTTCTTCCACTTTAAACAACTAACCTTACGGTTATAAGGAGGACCTTGCCATGTCCATCTCTCGCATTGAGGAAGGCGGGGGTCATAACCAGCTAACACTAAGGTAAGAAGAATAGTAGACATTTACACACCGAGTACATGGAGTGCATGTGCATAGTGCTTTTTACGGTCCTCGATACCAATGGTACCTCCGTTAATTTTTCTTGTTAATGTCTCTATATCGCCTTGATCTGCCCATTTATTTAAGTTATTAGTTTCCCAGAACCAGCAAGCACTCTGTGCAGCACCCTCAAAGGTACTCATGTACTCACTAGCTTCTTCTGCGGAAATACCAATAGACTCAGCAAACCAAAAATAATTATCTTTACCTGTTAACTGGATTAGGCCTCTACCAGAGTACCTATATCCATCTCCTGAAGCCTCATCCCCATTACCCATACGATTAGCATAAACCTTATTAGCAATAGCTTCAGGCTTCTGAGCGAACTGTTTAGCAAGTTCATCTGTAGGGAAATATTTAGGGAATATCTTACGGAGTGTCTCCCAACGATAGTTGAGATTTTCTTTAATCATTGTGAACTCACCTGACTCATGAGCGCATTGAGCAACAAATGCTGCTATACGCTTCTCATTATCAATACCATAGTCTGGTAGGAGTTGTTCTAAGGCATTATGCCAGTACGTAACATGCTTGTTCTTTGGGATAAGCTGTTTAAGTTGGTCTAGTGTTAGATTCATTTAAGTGCCTCAAAAAGTTTCTTTTGTTCGATATACCACTCATTCCAAGCATCTAGGCGGATAGCACATATGTGATATTCAGCATAGTTATGCAGAATAGTCTTAGTAAGCTCTGATAGTTCAGGCTTAGAGTCAGCCTCTTTTAACTTAGCACATGCCACAGTTAGCTGACTAGGTACCTCTGGGAACTTAGCTACAACAGGTACTGTAGTAGAGCATCCTGATATCGTTAACAATAGAATAGCTAATAGGTATTTCATTGTGTAACTGCCTTATTATGTATAGTTATAACCTCTGGAGGAATCTTACATTGATCATTGTATTTAATTATCTCACGATCAACATATTGTATTTGGCCTTCAACAACCTGTTTAACAATTAATTCTTTATTAACAACTTTTGTTACTATTTTAGTATTAACTATTGCTTTCTTAGCATCTAACTCAGCTACCTTCTTTTCAAGTTCAGTAACTCTGTCTTGCCATACTTTATCAGCAGTCTTATAACCGATTAGAAATAAAGATGCAAAGATTAATCCCACAGCAATAGGTCTGTAAGTCTCAAATTCCTTTACTAACCATCCAAACAACCCTACCATTAGGGTAATAAACAATAGCCAAGTAGGTATATAGTTTAATATAAACATTTAAATCCTTTAAAAGAAGAGTGATAGTGGGAGTCGAACTCACATTCCGAAGCAATTAAATCCTCGATTCTACCGATTGAATTATACCACTCTAGTGACGCCTTTTACTGTAGCGACAACAGCCCTAAGGTGGGATCATGCTGAATACCTCATGAACTTAATCACTTGGCTACCAGAGGGTTATTTAAATTTGTTTGTCCACTTAACTACCCATGCTAATCAATAGCCATGGTTACTTACCTTTAGGCTTAGGTGGTTTTTTCTTTTTATTGTTATACATTATTTTTTCTCTTTTTGAGGATATAGAATATCTGATTGTTTATCAAAACAATATTTTGTAATAGTTGTTGTATTATTTACTACCATGTTAGCCCAAGCTGTTTGAGCATCAATAAAGTCATTGGCTACTTTATTTAAAGTGGTATCAGTAATGACCTTATTAGTAAAGTCATGCTTAAGACTCTGAAAAGAGTTAATATAAAATTGAGGTGTAAACATATAGTTCCTTTAAAACATAAAACCTTTAGTGACTGTCTTAGTACCTGAACGAACAGGGAATAAGTATTCAACAGCATACCTTAGTGCATCTGTCCAATGTTCTACATTTTCAGACTTAGATATTTGTGCTGTATTAGGGTTATTCTCAACCCATACAGTTCTTTCAAGGGATCGAATTGTGTGTTCTGCTCGTGGATGAATATACATGTCTATATCACCATTAGCATTCTTAAATTTACGATTAACAGCAGCTACAGAGTCAACAATAGGAGGAGCAGCTCTATGTGCTCTACAGACAATGCCATAACTCTCTAAGATAGAGAAGTCAGTGGCTCCAGCAACAGCACTAGTTTTTCTAGCACGTCCTGCAGGATCTGGATAAGCAAATATCCTGTGTCCCTTGTCCTTAAATTGTGTCTTAAGCTTTTTAGCTAATTGTTCAGTATCGAGTACATTCTGCATATCCTCTAAGATATGTATTTGTCCAGCTCTAACAGCAAATACTACTGCGGCCATAATACCAATGTTAAAGTCGATAGCTACATGTACATCTTCTTTGTTTGCTGTCTCTACATTGAAGTAAGGGAGATCAGCAGTAACATGAGTCTTACGATCAAACATGTAGAATACCTTAGCACCTGAGTCTTCAAAGGAACACTCATACTCTCGAGCAAACTTCATAGGATCGATTAAACGCTTAGTTCTCTCAATCTCTTGTACAGATAAATATGGAGAGTCTCTGTAAGTATATCTAAAGGTTTTCCAACGATTATCCATTGTCTCAAAGTTAGTCATGTCATAAAAGTAATTCATACCTTTAGGAGTACCAATAATGAGAGCCTTGTGATTACCTGCCCAACGTGTAGTCATGGCAGGTTGAATGATAGATTCCCAAGACTCTTTAAGTCCTGGTTGACCTGTCCAGTCAGAGACCTCATCTCCAACAACAAAGTATTGACCTGATCCTCGCATCCTCTCAGATGCTTCATAAGACCATAACTTAAGCTTAACATTATTTGGAAACCAAAATGTTCCAGCTGTCTGGGAAGACTTTTCAGCATAATCCTCTAGACCTAAGTTATAGGCTAATAGTGGCCAATAAATATCTAATGACTGTTGATATGTAGGGCAGATGATAGACACATTCTTATTAGGAACATCCTGATCCATCTCCAGTAACTCATGCACAGCCATTGTAGCAGCAACACTAGCAAGGTAACTTTTACCAAAGCCTCGTGAGGCAACTGTGGCAGCATATCTTGTGCCGCCTTTCTCAGAGAATAAATACTTTAATACTTCTGACTGACCTCTGTGTAATTTAATTTCATTTGACATTTAAACGTATAAGTCTACACTATCCTTAGTTAAGACACCCTTTTTATTCTTTGCATTAATCTCTTCAAGTTTTCGATAGAACTCTGCTATCTCCATTCTAGCTTGGAGGCCTTCTCGGAATACTTTATCAGAAGCTTCCTTGAGTGCATTGTATTGTTCTTGGTACTTCTTTATGCTGTATTCAGCAGGTGGTTGGACTCTCATAGCTTATCCTTAAAAATGTATACTTTATTACTAAAAAACTAATATCTAATTAATTTGTATACTTTATTATTCGTTTGTAAACACAATTTTAAGAGGCTTTTTGTCCTCAATCACTTGTTCGGTCTTCTCAGGAACCTGTCTATAACCATAGCGCATTAACGTGTTCATGACATTGGTTTGTATGTTAAGTAGGTTAGCCATAGCAACAGCAGAGAACCTTGTCTTGCCTTCTTCCATGTCCGTAACCTTATCCTGTACAGTGTAGTAGTGCTCCACTAGCTTCTCAATAGGATCAAATCCCAATGTCTGAAGCTTCTTAACAGACTCCTTAGAGTATATAGTGGTAGTTCCCTTTGGACGTCCTTGTCCAGGTCGCAAGCCTCCACGCTGACCATAAGTAGTTCTAGCTTTATAGTCTTTACTCGTGGGATCAGGTGAAGACACTTTTTCATCAGTGTCTGACATAGTTTATTTTCCTTGCATTGGGTTCTTGGAGTTGCGTCTAGCTACTGGTTTAGCAGGAGTCTTAACAACAGGAACAATATTATTGCTGTGTAATTGGATCTTTAGATCAGAGATCATAGTGAGTAACTCATCTTTATCTCTAAGCAGTTTGTCAACTTTACCCTCTAACTTCTTCACCTCTGACATAAGCAGATTAGTGAGCATATCATGGGCCTCTTGGCGCTGCTTATCTTTGTTATGGAGGTAGGTCCAGAAGGCACCAGTACTTAACACAACAATAGCCACTTGTACGATTGATTCCATTTTAATTCCTTTAATTTTGGCGATTTCTATACACATCGGGAGGTACCCTCTATTGGTCGGGAGCCAATAGTACCTCTACACAAATGTTACAGAAACATCTAAAATAATATTTTAAAGTACTTTTTAAAGTACTCCTTAAAAATATTTTATAATATTATTTTAATAATAACAACAATAACAATAATAATTTAAATATTATTATAGTTAACCCCCTAAATCCCCCTTTTGGGTAGGACTCTCTCTTTAGCGTCACCTGGTCTTTTTTGACAAAAAAAAAAAGAATTACCCCTCCAGAGTACCCTCTAACCACCCCCGAAGGAGCAGCTAAAGAGTACCCTGGAGGGGATCTTTTGGCTAATCATGCATAAAACACATGATTGCCTATTGTTACAGTTTTAGTAACTTTACTAGCCCACTTTGGTAGGACATAGTGAGCATGATAGAAGATAGAACCATTTGTAGGATCTTTTAGCTTCCCTTGAACGTAGTTAGATGCAATAGCATGAGCTAACTCGTATCTCTTCCTGTCTTTAGGTGAGTGGTTCTTTAGTAGTTTAACCCAAGAGAACTGATTGGGTTGATAGACTACTTGGCAAATAGAGGTTGGATACCCCTGTGATAAGAGTCTATTGATCGTGACAGCTGCAACAGCTATCTGACCCTTTATTGACTCTCCCCTAGCTTCATGGTAAATGTTATGAGCTAGGCAGTCTACTTCTTTTTTAGGTTGAAACCCTAGATTAAAGAGTTTCGTGTTAATTGAATCTAGTGCTGTGACAGTAGATAATTGTAGAGGAAAAAGAAGTAGCATTATTAGTGCTAACTTGTTCATTTTGATCTCTCTTTCTCTTTAGCGTCCCCTGGTAGTTTTAGCTGATAAAGACAGCCTTTGCCTGTTTATTAAATGGGTAACTATTGTTAGGAGTTACTAGCTCATGAGGTCCATAATACCACTCATTGTTAATGTCTAATGCAATTGTGCATGGACCAGTTCCTGCGATCTCAGTAACCCCTCCCTCATAACCAGCCTTAACGACTATTACTTCAGGGTCTAATTTACTAAGTTGTTCGATTAATTCTTTAACTTTCATAGTCTAGTCCTAGTTCCCTAGCATCCTCAGCTTTCTTCTCTAAAGCATCCTGAGCTTTATCGAAAGCAAAGTCACGTTCTTTGTCACCTTTATCACGACCAAAGATCAAATCCCACCTAGCTTCATACTGTTCTTGAGCCACACTAAATGGCCTTGGCTTAGATCCTTTACTCATATCTTAATCCCATAGTGCTTGATAATATTTGCCAAATAGCCTAAATCCGTTTTGGATTCTAGCCTCGTGTTTTTCTAGACCTTCCATGTCTATTTTGAATGTATCGTTGGGTCCTCTTACCATCTCAGAATAAAATGGATATTCTTTTGATTTAATAAACTGGAGATCATGTGTTCCTGAATAGAACTTTTTATCATGATCAATATCAATTTTAGTACTAAATGACCAAATCATTTCATCTAAAATCCAGTCCCATCGCTTAAACCAATTTTCATCTGTATCCCACTCGTTTTCTTTAGGTGGGGCACTTGTACTTTTAAGATAATCAGGTACGTCATCATCATCTATATTAGGACTACCCTGTTTCTTTTCTTTAAGCAAAAGAAGAGCAGGATGAATAATATAAGCTAATGTATGATCTAAACTCCAGATATCATAGTTGTCAATTGTGACATCAATCTCTCGATCAAGGTCATCGTCACGGTATTCACCAATTAATACTTTCATACTAAATCTAAATTTTCCCAAAGTTCAGGTACACAACAAATTAGTAGTTCATTCTTTGAGTAACGATAGAATACAAGACGACTAGGTACTCCAATACTATTATTAAGAATATCAAATACTTCTTCACAAAACTGGCCTATATACATAGTACCATTAATAACAGCCTTTATCATATGATGATTATTTTTTGTATAAAATTCGGTGACAAAAGAGACTAAACAATTTTCATATGTTTCAAATAGTTTATATGAGCCAGATACATATTTAGTTGTGCTATCGATTTTATGCATTTTACTTTCCTTATTAAATAATTTTTGCTGAGATAAGATCACCTGTACTATCAAACTCTAACTCAAGATTTTCTATTTCACCATGAGTAGCTACTTTAAATATAGGTGCTCTGCCAATCTGGATTACATTATACCTATAAATTTTGTTTTTAGGCGTTTCTCTATACTCTACATTTTCATTAAAGCTAGGGAAATTACCACCCATTACTGATAGTCTAGGCACATCAACCCATTCGCCTAAGCTATAGTACTGAATTTGCTTATCTTCTAGATAGGCAATAATTAAATCATGATGAGGATGAATTTTCATACATTTCCTGTGTAATATAGTTGTTTTTCATTAGCTGATTCCTTACATCGGTAGGTAAGAAATAAACACCATCATAGTCTTCTAGTTGCATATCTTTATCAAACCAAAGACCACCTCCATTTTCGTCACCAAAAATCTTATCTTCAAACCAACCATATCTAGCGTCAGTATTAATCCATATCTCAAACTTATTAGTTGAGAGGTTTACGTTGTACGAATTCAACACGTACCTCCTCTGGATAAACTAAATTGTAAATAGTATTTAATGTTTCAAAGGTACTATCAGACAGTTGCCCAACTACAACACTAGTAGTAATCCATCGATTTACTAAGTCTGGTCTACCTTCATGTCCAATACAAAATCCCTTTAACCGATCATGAATACCATCAGAGGAAACAGCCTCATTATCTAGTTTAACAACTAAAATAGCTAAAGGTTTACCTTTACGAAACTCTAATTCATCTCTGAATACTTTGACTAAGTGTTGACGAGCATAGCCTTCATCAAGAATCTTTTCAATATGATTCGTTGATAAATGCTTTAACTTTGACCATACAAGCGGTCCTTTACCTTCTTTGCCATAAGTACCCCATCGGAACCAATCACGAATTTTAGCATGAGGATCATCATCATAGACTGACAAGTCTTCCCCATTATCTTCATCGTGCCATGTTCTACGGATGTACTGGACACCACCATCCACCATATACAACTTACCATTAGCATCTGTATGTTCTACATAGTCATGCACATGACAGGATTGTAATACAGTACCGTCTGGTGTCCTCATTACATTAGCTAATAATTTACGTTCATTCACTTAATATCTCCACTATTAGTTAGCCATTCAAATGTATTCCATAATTGTTTAAATTTTAAATCATAGTATTTTGCTAATACTTCAATATCATTCTCGTTATCAATTCTACGAAGATCCTCAATCACATTCATACATGCAAGGATGTCTTGCTCAAGATCGATTCTTGTGGTTTCTTTTTCCATACAATGTAAATTCCATTTGCGTTAAGTTTAGCCCATTCAATAGCCTCTTTACGAGTTTTGAATACCTTGTCAAGATTACCCGTTGTCCTACAAATCCACTTCATTTTCAGCTTTCCAAATATTTATTTCAGATGGTGTCATATAGTATTCCAATATTGCTTGTATGTGAGGTAAAATACTTCTGTCTAAAACATTATTATTTGAACTGTGAGTATTAATAAACTTATAGTTTGCCTTTAATTCTTGAACAATTATTAAGTCAATTTGTTCAGGTTCTAAATCAATAGTTACTCTAGTCATTTTGCTGCTTCCATATATAATCCTACATTACCTAATGCATAACCTACAAAGGCAATACCTAATCCTGTACTGCCCTTCATAAGTAAATCGATTGCTACTACAGTGTATACAACACCTACTACTCCGATCAACCAAGCGCTCATTTTATTTCCTCATAAATAGTGTCATTATATGTGTCTTTAAAAGACCATACTCGATTACAAGAAGAGCAGCTTAACTTACCAGTAGTTACACTTAAATCTACTGCTAAATTATTTCCTTCTTTGTCATACATAGGCGCAGAATAACCACCTGTCCTATCGGTATCAGTAAGCGTAAACCTACAATCACTTCTCATACAATCTAACAATTTAAAGTTTTTCATGTGTGTTCAATTATTTTAATACCAGCCTCTTTAATAGCTGACATACAGATCGGACAAGGTTTGGCATTTAATGAATCACCCTGTCTGCCGTATCTAGCTACAAAGATTCTGTGAGCTTTGTTTAAATCTTTACATTTAAGAATAGCATGTACCTCTGCGTGTAAATATATTTTATATGGTTCACCAACCCCCACAGCATGTTTTGCCATAAGAGGGTGGCTCTTCACATAATTATTTTGACCTACAGAAAGTACACGTCCCTTCTTATCATATAAGATAGCAGTCAGGGCATGCTTAGTCATTACTCGTAATCGTAATCCCAGTCAATATCTTTTTGGTTTAAAAATGCATCACTGATTTCATCAAGAATATCTTCCTTAATAATATCTGTAACATCTACCCCTTTAAGACTAACAGAGATTACATTTGCTACCGCATCATAATCTGGGTCAAGTTGTAGACCTGTACCGTATTCTCGAGAACCCCTCTCACCTGGCTCATACTCAATTTTACAATCAAGAAATAAACTTCCATATTTAAAAGTATAATCGTGATCTCTAAAATAAACTTTAGTTGTACTCATATTACCTCATGTGTAAAGCTTGGATTAAAATATTAATGGATTGGATTACCATTTGCTGTCGTTGGATTCCTAACTTATGCCAATCAGGTAAAGGTTCAGGCCATTTAGCACGAATAGCATCATAGTACTTTTCTACATCGCTCATTCTAACTTCAACTCCATTTCACAATAAACATCATCATTAAAACGTTCAGCAACCCACTCTTCAGGATCACCTGTTCTAGCTTTCTTTATACCATAAGGTATATCATCAAAATAGTGGTCATAAAGGTCTTGAAATAATTCGTCTGACATATCCCATCTTTCTAAAAAATTAGGAATTTCTTCCTTGTGCTTTTCACATATTTCAGTTAGTGTCATAAATCTGTTCTGCTAAATTACAGATGTCCCAGAATGGTGCTCTACGAATTGATGCATTATCTGGCAATTCAATCCAAAAGTCATTCCAGAAATAAGGGGTATTCATCTTCATATTGCGATCAATATAATACTTTCTTACAGTATTAAAAATATGAATATAGTAATCATGAGCATAAACTAACTCAACTACTTTTGCATGTTCTTCATCTGAGATCATATTCAACCTTGTTTAAAAATACTTCTGCATCTTCTTTAGTTTTAAATGGTCCATAGATATTATCTGAATCATAGTGATAAGCAGTAAATGTATTATCATTAGGGTCTTCAGTTACATCACCAATTGGATAGCCAAATAAATCTTCAAGAGTATAAACTATTTTCATACTGTGTTTCCTAAGAATGTCCATGTTTTAGGTAATATAAATCCAAACTCTCTCTTGAATTTGAATCTCATAAATACCTGAAGTTCTTCAAATGTCTTTTCTAATAAAACTTTCTTTATATAGATTTGTGCTAATATTTGCCTTGTCTTTTTATCTAATAATTGAACTTTAATTGTACCGTCTTTCTCTGGTCTAAAACGATTATATGCAATAATGACTTGCTCCAATTTAACATTTTTATTGGCGTTCATTCTCGATTACCCTATAAAGTTCTTTTCTTAAAATAGCTAACTCGTCTAGAGTGTCAACTGTTGCTTCTCCTGAGATTTGTATTAGGCTTAGTAGCAAGAATCGTTTAACGATTTTATCTTGCTCTCGAATTAACTTATTTACTACTTTAATCAATCCAAGTTGCTCCTACTACTGATGGATAAAATCCGCTTACCATATTATTTTTCTTTACATATACTAATCCAGTAGAACTAGAGTTATGTGGTTTAACGAAACTAACAATTTCACAAAGATCACCACGGAAGGTTTTAACTTTATCTCCTTCCATTACACAACGACCTGTATCATCATAAACTAGTTTCATGTTTACTCCTTGTATAATATATCAAACAAATACTCAATTACTTGATGCTCTTCATAACCTACACGAATCATATCTTCTGCATCAAGAATAACTTCCTCTGTTAATGCATTTCTATTTAAGAATTTAATTGCAGTATCTGGATTTTCAGGATGAATAAAGTTAGCTACTAAGTTTAATAACTCTGTCTTTAAACCAAACTTAGCATCTGCTAAACAATCAATCAACGCAGTAGCTTCTTCCGTATATGTTGTTGGACCTACAGGATCTTCATCGTTATCTAAACCATAATCAGCAGAAGGAGTTCCATAGTTACTATAGCCATAAGCATCTTTATTATAGGTAGGGAATGAGGTATAATAAGTAGGCGCAAGCTCATCTGGATCTGGTAAACTTGGATCACGAACTACTGGTAATTTATCCCATTGCATTTCTAATACAGCTTTAGCTAAGTCTTCAAAGTGAATTATATCTAATTTTTCATTAGGTGTATGTTCAGAATAATAACCAACACTAATATTAGTACATTCAGGGATTATTCCAGAGAATTCAGCAGTATCAGTATAAACACCAGTATCATCAGGGACATACATAAAATCAGGGCATAAATCGTTAAGCTGATCAGATAATGCGTAAGCAAAATCATCAGAGCAAGTACGACCACACATTTGATGAGTAATAACACTATGAGTTCCTTTACGATCAAATGTAATTGCCTTAGTAAACTGTTCAACTAATTCTTGATCATTTAACGCTAGCCAGCTAGAACCGATACCGCCTTTTTCTTCGCCTTGAAAGAACACATAGTAACCAGGTACTCTATGGTCAATCATATGAAGTAAAATAGCAACACCTGCACCGTCATCAGCGCCAAGAGGTTTTCCACCATCAGCTAATAAGTATTGGCCCTCATATTTAAAAGTATTAAAGCCATCTTCACGATGTACAGTGTCTACGTGAGCAGTAAACATAGTTTCGTTAGATGAATCATCTCTCATGTCAACATGAATATTACCACAGAAATCTACGGATAGATCTCCCTCACCAACACGTTCTACAATATAGTTACATAGCGCAGTTACTCCAGTTCCACCATGTGGTCTCTTGAAGGATAACGCATATTCTAGATCTTTGATTAATTGAGTCTTCATTCTGTTTCTTCCAATGTTACTGGCAAATGTTCAGGGTGATAAGTCTTACCATTAAATTCTACAGGCTCTGCATCATCTATTAAATACCAAGTAAGTGATGCGTAACAGCAATACACTTCATGTCTTGGATAAGCAATACCATCATGCAAGAGCACCCAGTCTTTTTCTGGACCTACATCAGATTTTAATACACGGATATCGTCACTATTAGTCTCATATGTATCCTCTTCTTTAGCATACTCACCATCTTGTACTTCTACTAAATCATGATGATCTAAATACTCCATATGGTAGTATTCGCCTTCAAATGTAATCACATTATCTTCATGAATACGCTCTTTATAGAGAGTACTATCTACATAAGCCATTACATAATAGTTATCTGCACAATCATAGCAAACATCATCATCTTCGTATACAGATCTCATATCATCTGAATTATAGTACTCATCGCAGCAATTACAATGACAATCAGCACTATTGCAAGGAGCGCCATCAGTATTAGTACATTCAAAGTCACCATCTTCACAAATAACTAAGCTATGTGGAACCCCTTTATAAGTCATTCCACTTCTTTTACTTACTCGCTGATGTTCTCCGTCAATATACGGAGCTAAGAATTCACTATTGTTACTAAAATACTTTAATGGAGCGCCATCAGGCCATCCATCATAGTGCATGTAACCACTCTCTTTTAACCAATACTCTAATGCCTCATCAGCATAACTATAATCAGTCCCTCTCTTATAAGTACGAACAAAACATTTTTGCTTATCATCATCAGAATGCCATACTAAAGCACGACCATTAATTGACTTTGTATCAGGGTCAAGTCTAACTGCAGCTTTCCAACCTAGTTCAGGTGCATAAACCCGATAAGGATGTAAATAATCAGGGCAATATTCATCATGTCCAGGTGTATAGGCAGAATCCCAAGTCATGCAAGAACGTGGACCTTTCTGAACACTTAGAATAATACCATCTGAGTCTTCCCAGATCTCAAATGTATCATTACGACATTTAGTAGCAAAGTCACGGATCTCATGATCTTTTAACTGTGGAAACATTCTACGGATATAACGTCCGAAGGTAGTAACAGTTTGACGATCACTTTCGCCTGAACGCTCATCACGAGTAAATGCAACATTACTAGCATCCTTAATAGACATATGAGGATACTCTAATGCTAACAAGCGATAATTTTCAGGAACATGTTTCTTCATGATATCTTTAATCACAGGGTGAAACTCATAAGCCCTCTGTTCTCTTGCATGCCAATCTCTTGACATACGGAGAATCTCTAATACTACAGGAAATTTAACTTCTAACTCTTGAATTGTGATCATTTATTTCTCTTGAAAGATTTAAAATATAATTTGCTTTCTGGAAAACCCAAGGGTTTCTGTGTGGCAGATGTGCTCCAGTAGCTCCATCCCAATCTCTAAATTCCCAATCGTAAAAATCAATTCTTAAACAACTTGGGTGTTCTTCTTGTAGTTTTTGTAATTCATCAGCCCATGCTTGCCACTGATGATCAGAGATTATGCTTTCATTTAGCTCATAATAGATACACGAATGTATTAACATTTGTGATCTTCGCCTTCTTACTAATTCTACTAATTCGCTTGAACAAATAGTTTTAGTAGTCGTTATTTTCTTAGGCCGTGGCATCTTCCCTACTCAATATTTTAAAGAGAGTTTCTTGTCTGATTCTTGTAGGTGGGCCATCTTCTAATAATTCAAGTGTATCCTGAAGTAGACTAATGTTATCCCATTCAAAAGAGTATCTTGACTGAATAACATTACTAGATTTAATCATACGTAATGCTAAATATGCTCCGTAGCTAGAGGTATAACTAAAGTTAGTAGTATTGTTAATTGCATGAATTTCTTCTAACAATTCATTTGCTAGTGTCGTCAGTGTTTTCATCTGTAAGTTCCTTTATGATATAAGACCTTGTATCAAATATTGTGGAGTTATGAGGGTTATAAGTATCCCTCCAACTAAACCTTCTTCCTCTACTTTCCATCTCAAATCTACGCTTACTATTAATATTACTTACTGCCATAGCTACTATCTTATCTGCAAAGAAATGTTCTCTTCCTTTCTGATCTGCTTTTGGTTTAAAATCTTTTAATTCTCCAAGTAGTTTGTATTCTTTTAATACTCTTCTAGCTTCTATTGATAATGTATTTGATTTAACCATCTATATCCTTTTTACATAATGCACAAACTTTATTTAATTTAGGAAGTGAGTCTAATGCTTCAGAGAGCCCCTCATAAGCATAGTGACTAGCACAGGCATAACCATTTTCGAAATCATTCTTAATATCATCTGTTTTACTTTCATTTTTAAATCTATCTAAAAGTTTAATTAGTAATTTATAATTCTCGATTGGAATTGATATCATTTAACCTCTTTAAAATACGTGTGATTTGGCCAAGACTTTTATTATAAGAATGTTTAAGTTCCTCATTAGTACATAATGAATTAGAGAATTGCCAATAACTCTTTTCCATTTGCTGTTCTACTTCCTTTAGTTCATAATGTAACCAATCTTCAATATCTTTTTCACTTATCATAGTATCCTTAATAAAATAGCCCCAACTATTTCTAGTCAGGGCTTGGGTTATGGATTCTTAATCACTTCATCTACAATACCATGTATAACTGCTTCATCTGGAGAGAAGAAACAATCTGATTGTTGTAGTAAGTGTTTACGAATATATGCTACAGATTTACCTGTACATTTACGATAATGGGTTAGCATTCTTGCTGAATCTAATTGGAAATCTTTTGAGGCAGCAGCTATTTCATGTTCTTTACCAACTACTCCACGAGAGAATTGATGAGACATTACAGAACAATTTTCAGTAATAAACCGATTGCCTTTAGCTCCAGCCATTAATAACATTACCCCAGCAGATGCAATTTCACCTGTACCAATAGTAGCTATTGGAATAGTAGACTGTTTAATAGTGTCAATTAAATGATATGCTGATGAAACAAAACCACCTGGACTGTTAATAAATAGTACTAATTTAGTTGGTTGATCTTCTTTAGCCATAAGATTATATTCCATAATAGCCATAATAATAGGCTGTACAGAATCGTCTTCTACTTCACCCATAAGATACATAATGCCATTACGCATAATGTTCTTTCCAAACCAATAGTAATTACCTTCATTATCTTCAGGAATTACAGGTTGAGGTGGATTTGGGGACTCTGGCTCTTGAGGTGCTTTAGGTCTAGCCTTCGCATTAAATACACTTGAGTAGCTTTTGAACTGGCAACCGAATAGTTTGCTCATCTGATAATTCCTTAGTTGAAATAAATAGCTCTGCTGGTTCAAGATAAATATCTGCTGGAGTTGTTACTTTCCAACGACCAATAGATCCTGACCGATTAATAATTTTGTTGTTTAGTTCATTTAACGCAACTAAATCTGTAGAACCACTTACAATAAATGTAATACCAGTATCCCATAAATCATCAACAAGTTTTGTAGTTGTCTTGTTAATATCATCAATAATTAACCTAAACTGAGAGACATGAACAGTACTATTAACTACAAAGTCTTTAATTTGATCCGTCAATGTCATCGTCTTCTTCGGAACTATATTCGTCCCACCATCTTCCTTGTTGTCGCTCTCGCTTATAGGGTCTTTTGTGTCTATCTGAGTGAGAGGTTCGCTCGTCTTTAAATTGCTTTTCTTCACGTTCTAATTCCTGCCAATTTGTGGTATTATTTCTGTTCATCTGTGTAACTACGTTTAACACCTAACTTATCCGCTTTCTTTTGTAGATATACTGCAAAGAATTTTACAAGATCTTCTGAATCTTCAAAAGAAGATCCTTCTACAATAGATAAAGAAACTCTCTCAAAATGATTCATAATTTCTTCTGGATTTGTTACACTTAATGCTGATAAAGTATGGTTAACACCTTGATCAACCATATTTGTAAGTTTAATTTTATCTGATGGAGTCATTACCAATCCCAGTTACCATTCATACCATTAACACTATACTCAGTAACACGCTTCTCAAAGAAGTTATCGTGAGATACACCTGATAAAACCCAGTCAAGCCAAGTTAAAGGATTTTCTTTTACTCGGAATACTGGTTTTAAACCAAGCTGAATAAGGCGACGATCTGTGATAAATCTAATATAATTTCTTACATCTTCTTTAGTTAATCCTTCAATTTTATTACCAGTAAAGGCAAGATCAATAAACCTATCTTCTAACTCAACAGCTTCTTTAGCCATTTGATAAATTTTAGATTTAAACTCATCATTGATAATACGAGGATGTTCTTCACAATACTTACGGAATAATGCCGCACCGCCCTCTACATGTACTGTTTCATCTCGAATAGACCATTCAACTACAGTTCCCATACCTTTCATTTTACCGAAACGTTGGAAGTTAAGTAACATAACAAATGAAGCGAATAAAGCAACACCTTCATTAAATACACCTTTGGCTAAAGTTAAAGCTACGCCAGAATGTGTTCCTGTATCATTAGATTGCATAAAGTCAATCTTATCTGCCATCTCTTTGTATTCTAAAAATCGATGATATTCTTCATCAGGCAAACCTAGGGTATCATTCAATAGTGCATAAGCTCTTTGATGAGTACCTTCACGACCAGCAAAGGAACCTAGCATAACACGAACTTCATTGTTCTTAAATTTAGGTATTAAATAGTCATAATAGTTTTGACCTACTTGAACATCACCTTGAGTAAATAATCTTAAGATATGAGTAATAAACTCTTTTTCCTGATCATTTAACTTTAGTTTCCAATCTGATACATCTTCAGATAAATCAGCTTCATCTTCAGTCCAATGAATTTCTTCATGTTTCTTTGTTAAATCTACAGCCCAATCATGAAAGAAAGGTTTATAAGTTTTATTAAAAGTGGTTAATGTTGATGCAGGAATATTATCCTTCACAAGCTTTGCATTCATTGTCTTCTGCCTCTACTGCGTTTGTTAATGTTTGGAAATGAGCATATAGTTTATCAAATCCACCGATATACTCTCCGTCTAAATAAATTTGTGGTAACGATCTAACATCATCACGACCAGTAACTTCAGCCGCTGTTTTGCCTAAAGCTACAATATCAATATAGTCAAATGGAATACTCTTTGAATTTAACAAAGCTTTAGCCATTTCACAATTTGGACAATTTGGTTTACCATATATGATTGTTGTCTTCTCATATTTTAATTTATCTTCTTTAACTTTTTCTGAGACATTTTCAGCACGAACTTTAGCTTCTGTACGGAGATAATACAAACCTTTCAACCCAGATTCCCAAGCTAAAATATGTGCATCTTTAACATATTTCTTTTCTGCTCCTGCAGGGAAAAATAAGTTAACAGATTGGCCTTGACAAACATATTTTTGTCTATCTGAAGCATGTTTAATAACCCAACTTTGATCTAACTCAAAACTAGTTTTAAACACATCTTTTATACTATCTTCTAAGAATGGCAAATGTTGCACAGATCCACCACTAGTAATAATATTAGCCCATACTTCATTTGTATTATGTTGAATCTTATCTAAATACTTTTCAAGATATTTGTTTTTAACTAAGAAAGATCCTGCACGAGTACGATGTGTATATGCATTAGCCTTATTAGGTTCAATACTAGGAGAAGTACTTAACAGAATACCAGAAGAAGCATTAGGGGCTACTGCTAGTAAATGTGAATGCCTTACCATTACTGGAGACATATCTGGAGCAGGTCCACGACTTTCAGCTAAAGCGCCAGAGATCTCTTTTGCTTGATTTTTAATATAATCAAATATTTCAATGTTTAGCTTGGATGCATCGTTACTTTCAAAAGGTATCATTCTACTCTGTAACAAGTTATGAAAACCCATTGCTCCAACACCAATAGATCTTTCTTGAGTAGCGCTATATACTGCCCTACTAAGACTGTCTGGAGCATTCTCAATAAAATATTCTAGTACGTTGTCAAGCATTGTTACTAAATCTTTGACCATTGATGTATGTTTCCATTGGTCATAGTGTTCTAGATTAACAGAGCTTAAACAACATACTGCTGTACGATCTTCATTCGTAGGTAAATGAATTTCATTACAGAGGTTGCTACCATGTACTTTTAAACCTTTTTCCTTTAATTGAATAGGTAATGCGTCATTAACAGTATCAATGAAGTTAAGGTAAGGCTCACCTGTACGGAAGCGAGTTTCCAATAACTTGATAAATACTTTTCTAGCATCAAGGGATTCGCCTGTTGGTCCTTTCTTTGGATCAACAAGCTCATATGTTCTACCTTCTTTGACAGCTTCCATGAAATTATCAGTGATATTAACAGCGTTATGTAAGTTAAGACATTTACGATTGTTATCACCTGTGGGAACACGAATACTAATAAATTCAAGAATATCAGGATGATCAATATCGAGATATGCAGCATAAGAGCCCTTTCTAGTTTTACCCTGCCTATAAGCAGTCATATCAGCATCAATTGTGCTTAAGAAAGGTATAGGCCCAGGAGCAATGTCAGATACACTACGGATGTCAGACCAATGACCTCCGACCCCTCCGCCCATGACGGATAACCAACGAATTTCAGAACTATGATCAATAAGACCAGAGACAGTATCAGGAACATAAGTTAAAAAGCAAGAGATTGGCATTCCTTTACCTTTACCATTAATATCGGGAGCATTCGATAATACAGGTGAGGCAAACATAAACCATTTGTTTGAGATATAGTCATACAGTCTTTGAGCTAACTCTAAATCTGTTTGACCTTTAAATGTGCTCCAAGCACGACAAGCTCTAGCATAAACTTCCTGTGGAGATTTTTCATTATCTTTTGCATAGAACTCTAGTACCATGTCAAAGGCATAATCTGTTAAAAGTTTATCTTTATCTAAATCAATTTCAATATCGTAGTATTTCATTATTATTTTTATTATTAAGCGTTAAAGCAAGCACCAGGGCGTAATAACACTTCTGCTATCATACCCTCCATCGACTCATCTGAAATACATATAAAGGCAGTAATATCAAACTCCGTAAAGCTTTCAAGAGCTGCCTCACATTCTTTACTATTTTCATAGATATACTCATTATATTTTTTACTAGAGTGATCAAAAGCAAATACAGAATATCTCATCATATAGTAAGATCCTCAAAACTATTACTTGCATTAATCAATCTACCAGTGTCTTCAATAAATCTATATTGACCCATAGGACCAGTTCTGCCAGTCCATCTATCTTTTAGTACCCAAAGCTTACTAGTGTGCCTCTGCACAGGGTCTGCTTCAAGTTTATTCCTACTAATAGCAATTAGTTGAGCACCAATTTGCTTTAGAGAACCAGAACCTTTTAAATCATCATCTGAAGGTACAGCACCCTCTTCAAAAGATTTTTGATTATTGTTTGTTTTTCTTAAATGACTAACAACTCCAAGCCATATCCCATGACGCTTGGCTAGCTTTAGTAGGTCTGACATAAGTTTATCTGTAGCTCGATTAACATCATTATCTTCAGCATCTGATACTGCAATAGTAATGTGATCAAGATATATAAATTTACATCCACTTAAAGCCATGAATTCCATTTTATCAATTAGAGAATCGTCTCCCATTGAGCCTTGGTGATCTAAGAACATTATGCGACCTGTACCCATAGTCTCAGCCCAAGCAGACTTTTCTTCATCTTCAGTAACTTCAACATCAGGTAATTGGATACGCTTATTTAAGTGTAAAGCCATAATACCTTCAACTGTCTCAGACACACTTTCTTCTAAAGAACAAATACCAATCTTTTCATTTGTTGTTTGAAGTAAATGATATTGATCTTCTTTTAGAAAAGAACTCTTACCCATACCAGTACCTGAGCAAAGTACAGTAATAGAGCCTAAACATCTACCATAAATCTTTTTATTAAGATCTACAGCAAATTCAGGCCAAGGTACATAATCAATCTCTGATTCGGCCTTGTATAAATCCCAAGTATCCGCTGAGTTAACAATGCCAACTGGACTCCAAGCTTGAGCATCCCAAACTTGAGATAAGACTGCCATATGCCCTTCTTTTAAATAAAGTTCATTGGCATCTTTTAACTTAGTGTTCTTAACAATTTTAACTTTGTCAAAACCAATAATCTTAGCAGCACGATCAGCAGCTTCTTTTCCTGGCTCATCATTGTCAAACCAAATAACTACTGAATCAAAACTACGTAACCAATCTCTATTACTCAATAAGATACTAGTTTGACTTGCTGATGGTATAGAAACTACTGGATAAATCTTTTCATATTTATCGAACCAAGCCTGTGATACAGTTAATGCATCAATCTCACCTTCAGTAATTACTAACTGTTTACCCCCATTACCCGCTTGCATTTGTCCAAAAAGACTTTTAATTTTTCCGACAACTGTGAAGTCTTTAGGGAGAATCCGTTTCTTATATCCTGTAATTTCATTAATACCATATGGGTAATAATGTGTATCCACATCACCTTTTTCATTTACGGTAACCCTTATATTGAAGTGTTCTGCAATTTTCTTTGTGATCTTGCGGTCAGCAAAACCTCTTATAGCGTAACTAGAAATTTCTTCTAATGTTTCAGTGCCATAATTTTCCTTCTTAGTTGTCACTAGAGAATCCTTACTTTGATCTGGAAACCAACCACTACATGAAAAACAATATGAGGTTCTATCCTCGTATATCTGTCTAGCATCACTACTACCACAGTCTTCACTTAGGCAAGGTTGATCCTTTACAACTATTTTTCCCATTTTATTTATTTATTACATTGTTAGCTGCGAAACAAGCTGTTGATACAAAACTTAGTGCTATAGATACTAGTAAAAAGTCTGCTGAAGTCCATTGCTCTGTACCTGTTAATAAGTTAACTGATTGTGTTAATACCACAAGCATTGAACAAAAACCAAGTATAAAACCAATTAATTTCATTATTTTAATCCTGCTAATTTATTTAATCTTTTACGATGTCTGAGAGATACTGTTTCAGAAGAGCGCCATTGTACTTTATCAATGAATCTATTATACCAGATATGATTATTAGTTGGAACTTCTACAAAACATTGAGACCATGTTTCTGCCCAACTTAAACCTCCTCTAGTATAATATTGCTCTAATACGTGGAATTCAAATGAGTCTATACCATTCTCTTCTATTAGTGCATTGATGTCTTTAGATGAACTAGTATAAACTCTCCAATTGCTTGGTTTGCCTTTATTAAGTCTACCATTCCCTTTAAACATCTTTTTACCAATATACATCATACCATTCTTTTTATCTTTAATTAAATAAATAAATCCAAAAGCATTTTCATGATCTAGTTGTTCAGTAAATTCCCAGTGCCCATTATCCTTCTTCTTTAATTTGGAAGTGGTCATTTATATAGCGCCAGATGTGGATCAACCTGCCATTGGCAAGTAAATAAGGTTTCCACTGGTCGCCATATTGTTGTTTGTAAGCATTTATTACTGCTGCCTTTCTTTTATTATTATTATCACAGCCCTCTAAAATCTTTAAGGCCTTTACTGGCCCGATCTTAGGTAGTCCAGGAATATTATCTACTGCATCACCCATTAAAATTTGTTTCCAATAGTGTATATCAGCTGATTCCTCATCTACTTCATAATGTTCATCCTTTCCTGGTTTAAAATGTTTACCAGGAATACAATCTAGATCTTTGTCTATTGTACATACTACAAACGGATCATTATCCCTAGTTGCTTCTACCGCCCAAATTCGAATTAAGTCATCTGCCTCAAATCCGTGAGCAACTACAGCATTAGGATGATTACAAAACCATTCTTTGAGTTCATCAAAATATTCAGCCCTATTTTTCTTAGATGCTAACCTAGATGCACTTCTTTTATATTCTTTAAAAAACTCTTCTCTCCAATTATTTAGACCACCAATTGCAATGAGATAATCAGTGCAAAAGGTGTTTTCAATAACTTCTTGAAGAACTATGTCTAATTTAATCTTAGCTTCTTCTACGTTTTCAGTATCCCAAATAGCCTGATATAGTAGAACGTCTCCGTCTACTAATGCTATCATACTGGGTAGGTTACTTTCTCAAAGCCATATCTCTTAACTCGAGCTAATAGTTTCTTGCCAACTTTATTACGAACTTTATACTTAATAATTGTAGGACGATCTACAAAGCTAAGATATAAATACTTATCGCCACGAGGATAAGTATATGTTGCCGATGGAACTCTGTATACTAATGATTTTTTCATTTTTGTTGTACTCTTATATTACTGTGAATTAATGTTAAAATACCTGAATCAGTTTTATATCTGTCTGAAAATATTACTCTTTCAACGCCAGATTGGATTAGTAGCAGTGAACAATTGTCACAAGGAGCAGTTGTCACATATACTGTTGATCCTTTTAAACTCAAACCTTCTGCAGCAGCCTTAGAGACTAAATTTGCTTCAGCATGAATTACATAGGATAATGTTTTATTATAATCATCTTCACATTTATTAGGAAAACCTGTGGGAGTTCCATTAAATCCGAAGCTGAGAATATTATTATTTTTTACTGCTATAGCACCAACCTTACGCTTTTCAGCATGAGACATTAGTGCTATTCTTTTAGCAAGATCTAAATACAGGGAATCGTAGCGATCTTCTTTTGTAACCATGAAGGTGCATCTCTATTTGTATATCGCATTAAATTTATTTTTTCAGTTAAATAATAATTTCGATATGATTCAACTGTATCATTTAACTTACAATGATCTGGCATGGCTAAGGGAGGGTCTTGCCAATCTTCTGCTTTAATGTCCCTTGGAAAACTAGAAAGTGTACCTGAATGATCTAAAATAGTTTTATGTACTTTTCCAAATCGGTGAGTATACTCTTTACCAAGTTCTTCCATAAGAATATAAAGCCACATATAATGCTTAATACTACTACGAACCCAAACAGCAGAAGGATGATTGTCATGTGTCTTTTTGTAAGGCCCACCATCACCAACTAGATGATGGGCGGTAGATAATAACTGTGCTGACTCAAGAATCATCTTTACTACATGAGAATCATAGTGAGCCTTAGCACATTCTGTTTGGTTTTTGTCTAAATAAAAAATGTTCATGATTCGTGTATGTGTGTAAATTCAGGGTATTTAGCTTTAATTTTAGCTATATACTTTGGATCATCATTCTTTCTAATTAAATGAACTTTGAATTCTTTACTAATGTCAAACTCTACACTAGTGTCTAATTCATAATCTTCCGAATTAGTTAAATAATCCCAATAATAACCACGAGTATAAGAAGCTTTAGACAAACTTCCATGAAATGTGTTTAACATCTCAATTGGTTGTCTATCACATAATACAATTTGAATTGGCATAAAACAATTTTTTACGTTTAATACACCAACAACTCCATTATCTAAACTATGTGTATAATAAGAATTATTTGTTACATCTTCTAATTCATCAGCTTGAAGCTGTAATGCTTGTGATATTCTGTCTTTGATACTATTTCTAGACTCATTAGGATACCCATGAATATAGATATCTAAATCCTTTGCAGGGTTACCTAATGCCCAGTCTCGTGGTGCTCCACCTAGAATACAAGAATAAGGGTCCACAATATGTAACATGTTTAATGCTGCATGAGCACAGTTTTTCTGTGATTCAATAGTTTTACTTTTCATTTCAGTTTTTAAAGAAAGAGATTCTAAAAGTGCTTTTTTAATTCTATCATTTATATCGTTATACATTTTATTCCCAGTTAATGTACATCATACCAGTTATTACCGATTTTGGACTCACCATCCATAATATCCACACCAAATAACTTTGGACCATCTTGAAAAGCTTTTTTAGCAATTGCAGATGCTCTTTCAGCATACTCGATAGGAACTTCAAATTCAATCTCGTCATGATAAAATATCAACGGATTGAATGGTATGTTCTCCTCTTGGAGTCTAACATAAGTAAGAGCAGTAGCTGCTTTACATGTAATAGCTTCACAACTCTGTAATAGATAATTGAGAGACTTATGAGCAGATTCACAAGGAATCTTTCTACCATCAAGTGCAGGAATCCAAGGACTGCCACGTAACTCTGTTTGGTTATAAACAGCATTAATACGCTTAATCAATGAATCTAGTCCTGGAATACGTTTTGCAAACTCAGCTTTAATCTTATTACCAAGTTTAGCATTACGAACACCAGTTAAAATTAAAGAAACCTTCTCACCACCAGCACCAAACAAATAAGCATAAATGAATGGCTTCGCTAATTTACGAGATACAGTAGGGTCTTTAATAATCTTAGGAAACTTAGATTGTTCTTCTGTCATTACAGCTGTTAGTACATCTGCATTCTTTTGATGCACATCTCCATTTAAAACTTCATTAGTATACTCATCATTTTTTAGATAATGACATAAAGCTCTAAATTGATTACCAGAAGAGTCAGCGCCAATAATTGCATACCCAGGACTAGCCATAAATAATTTACGAATATCTGGACCCCATTCGGAATCAGCACCTGGAACATTGACAATACCACTATGTCTAGCACGACCAGTTGGAGTAGAGATAGTAAAACAACTACCATGTAATCTGTTATTCTCATCTAAAGACTCCAACCATCCAGACAATATAGAGTGTCTAGATCTAGTAGTATAATACTTATCAATTAGCATCCCTACTTCACCTAACTTCTCTAGTGAACTAGTAGTTAACTTTTCAGATACTTTAATAAATTCATTACCTTGTTTTTTCCAATTCCAGTCGTCAGGCTCCCAACCAATTTTGTGTAAATATAATTTAACTGAATCAATATTACCTAAATCAGGTTGTACATATTCAAATCGTTGATATGGACCCTCTACCATACGATCATCCCTGCCATTAGAAGGATCAATATTAAAATATCTAGCAGTAACGGCATCATAATTACCGTTCTTAATCCACTTTGGTATTTTAGGTTGTTTATCCAAGACTTTAGTTTCTGTACTAAGTCGTGGCTCAATAACAGCTTGAACTTCTGCCATTTGAGCTTCCATAGCAGCCAATAGTTTTGTAGCAGCATCTTTGTCAAATTGCCATCCTATATATTCTGCATCAGCACAAAATTGTGCGGTAAGGTGCTCATTTTTAATAGAAGTTTTAAGATATGGCTTTTTCTCAGTCATACCTTTTAATTCTTTAATAAGACCTCTATAGACCTTAACGTTGATTTTTACGTCTTCTCTACACCGATGTAGCATGTCGGTTGAGTACTGACTCCAGTCCTCATGCTCGACCTTACTATGACCAAGGTATTCACCCCATACAGCTAGAGAATGCTTTCCATTAAATCGATCATAATTAATGACTTGCGATAGTAACATCGTATCATATAATTTAGTTTCTTTATTTGGAATCCAATTGTATAGTTTTCGGAGAACAAGTAAGTCATAGCCAATAATATTATGGCCAATTAAACTTGTTGCTTTCGATAGGTGTTGTAAGCCTTGCTCTAAGCTTGGATATTGTGGATCATAGTCGGTAAAGATTAGCTCTTCACCAGTACTAGTATCATTTGTCACAATCATCCAAACTTTACTTACAGTGTCTAGTAAACCATCACTTTCGATGTCAAATACTAGATTGCTCATTTAATAATTTTTCTATATCTTTAATTTTAATTGGTTGGTTATTGTTTTTAGTGTAAGCAAGTAGGAACTTTAAATACCATAATGCTTTACCTAATTCTTGTTCTTCAGCATCTTTACCGCCAAGGCGATCTAGATACTTTCGTACTTGTAGTTCAACTGCTGCCTTGAAGCAATCAGGATTTCTAAAGCTCGGTAGATATTGCATAGCCTCTAGCCATTGTAAATCCATTATATAACTCTGATAGTGACTAGGATTAATAGCACTCTGGTAGTTAGGAGTAAGAATAGTGCTCTTTAATGTTGTTGGATTTTCTTTTAAGTATTTCATAAGCTGATCTACTTCCCACTCATCATCACCATCTTCAATAGCCCACGTATTTAATAAGTTACGATAGTCATTTACAGCACCAATTGTATTTAACTCCTTAGATCTGTTTTTTACAGATGTAGGCCAAATACATTTGATAGTAAAGAAATTCATATTGTCTTTCCATGCAGTTACAGCATTTTCAAAGTCATTATATGTTCCTACTACCCCACGCTTATCATCATACGAATACACTTCATATACTGGTACGTACATCTTGATCCTCTGGTTTATATAGTTTGCCCTCATCAATAGCTTGTTTTAGCATATGTATAAAAGCATAATTCATAAGGTATTCTCTTGCTTCGTTATCTAAGTCTAGTATAACATTAGCACTACCATCTTCATTTTCATTAATCTTAGATATTGTAAACTTCATTAGTATACATCTCCATTTTCTTGAATCTTTTTATCTTCATAAGGTGCAGCTATTCTACGATAAAACTCAATCTTAGCACCTTCTAGAGCACCTACAATGTCGTTAATTGCTTGGTAGTTACCTTTATCTGTACGATTAAAATAATCTCGTACAATAGAAGTAATAACAAAGTTTAACTCACCAGGGGTAGTGCATAAATCACCAACCTCAGCTACACTCTTTGTATGTAAGAACTGTTTAAAGTCTTGTCGAATATAAGGCATTAATCTAAATACTCCGTAATAATAGTGTCACAAGCTTTGTCTACTGTAGATCTCCACTCTGTAACTAGAGACTCAAAGAAAGGGTGGATAGTAGAAGCATTAGCTTTAAATGCAACTACTGGTTTTCGTAATACATAAGAAGCATAAAAAACTTCCATTGCAGTACCGTGTTTAGCAATTGTAGGATTATCTAAATTAACAAGGATTAAATCTGATTCTTGAATATCACGAAGATCTAACTCAAATATACGTTTCATATATTTAGGTTGAAATTCATGAACTCTACGAGTGGGATCTAATACTTTCTGATCTGCTTGTAATAGTAAATCAGTAGCAATTGTTCTCCATCCTTTTGCATCTTCAATAGAAACATGTTCCATTGGACCTGCTAAATATACTGTTCTTTGTTTCATAAAAGTTCTTCTAAAATACGCATGTAGTTAGCGGTATACCATAAACCGCCTTGATTATATGGTCTTTGATGTCTATTGTAGTCTTGAATTTCTACTTTACACCACACTCGATCTTTGTAACTCAAGTGAGGCGCATTAGGAGTAGAACAGCAATGCCACCCAGGGCGATAAGCGTAGCCAACAGTAGGATGCGATTCTGCTCCATATAGAACACCTTTTTGTATTTTCTGTTTACGATTAATAAATAATGGACCATAAGTTCCATCTTTACGTTTCTTAAATAGTTTGTATGCAATCATTATGACTTAAAATTTAACCAATCTGGTTCCATAGTTACAAGGTGCTGAATTAACCCGATGTTCTCTACATCAACTAAATCTGCAATCTCTCTAATAAATTCTCGTTCTCCCATTAATGATTCAATTGTGCAAACAGTATAATCTTCATTATATGAAAAATCATCTCCAAGTTTACACAATAATAACATTTCAAATTCACTAATAGAATCAGTGAATGTTATAGTATATTCAGAAGTAACCAAGAACTGCTCCAATGAAGGGTACAAAGACTCCGATTATACGACCGATAATCCAACCAAGTGGGGTATCAGCATTCATGAATAAAATAGCTACAAAGTTTGCTATCCAACCATAAATAGATGCTATTACAATACCTAATCCTACTAAACCTGCAAATATATTCATTTACCTTGTCCTCGATAGCGTTTAAATGATCGACGTTGTGTCTTGGTCATTGTTGATGTTTTAGGTCGTGAACCACCTTGTGAAGTTCGTTTAACAATGCCCTTAACTGTTTCTTTTCCAATTTTCTTTGCCATATATTCCTTTAATTGGTCCCTCTTGTAGGAATCGAACCTACATTAATAACTTAGAAGGTTACTGTTCTATCCATTGAACTAAAGAGAGTGTGGTGGGACAAGTAGGAATTGAACCTACACTCAATCGATTATGAGTCGACTGCTTTACCATTAAGCTATTATCCCTGATAAAATAGGAGACCTAAGTCCCCTAATTGCTAATTAATAAGGACTATCTTCAAAGTCATCACTACCATTTGCATCTGCTACTCTTACAATCTCTGTTTCAGTAAGTTCAAAGTCATCACCAGAAGATCTAGGGATATATTCTTTCAACTTAGTAATCTGCACAGCCATTAGCATAGATGCAATCTTATTCTCTGGTGGATACTCATACTGGAAAATCTTTACATTAGCAATAGAACCATTACCAATACTAGCAGGATCAATTGCAGTTAAAGAACCATCAACTACAGTTACTGGTTGATTGTCAGCACCATCTTTCTTTTTAGACTTTTTACGAAGAGTTACAGAATAAAATACTCCATCATCATCTTCTACTGTTTTAGGCTTTAAGTTAAGTGCTACCCATTCTGCTTTAACTTTCTTGTCTCGAGTGCGAATCTGAACATCCCATGTAGGTTGTTCTTTGTTAAATTTAGAATTAGGTCTCTTGGGGTCTAATTGTGCCCAGAATAACTCAACATTTTTTAAAATAGCCATAGGTTTTAGTTTCCTTAATTATAATTTCATTTTTAATATTTAGTATACAATTGAATTTGCATACGTTAGTGCTTTAGCGTACCCTGGTAAAACTTAACAAAAAGCATAATCAGAATACACAATCTGACCGACATCTAGATTACCCCTTTCAGGAATAAGGTCTTTACAGTCGAGTTCAGCAAGCAATTTTTCAAGAGGTTTACTTTTGTAAAACTCAACAAACTGTTCTCTTACTCTATAAAACAAATCATCCATTCGTCCTGGTAAAGTACCAAAAGAATCATGAACAACAGTCATTTCATAAGGAGCAGATACAACAGTCATTGTTAGGTGAGCAGCATCAAAGCTATGAACAATGTTTGGTGCAGCACCTGTTCTTTGGGAATCTTTATTAATAGTTGTTTCTTCCCAAGTTTGAAGTTGAATCTTTAATTCTTCTTCTCCGTACTTCAACTTAGTACGTACAATAGATGGCTTACGATATGCCTGTACAACTGGGAAGTTAGTTACAGGTGTAGTCCATTTTAGAAACACTTCTTTTTCATTAGATCTTTGTGCAAGATCCTGAAACATACGCAACATAGTGGCTGGTCCTTTGAGTTTCTCATAACAAGTCTCAAATACCAGATCACCTAATAGCGCACCCCAGAGGTGTTCCTTGTCACGAAGATACTCAGACATATCACGAGTGTCATCAATAATTTGTTGACCCATGCCGTATGCAGTACCACCGTAACCGAGTGTCATTACATTTCTCTTTACTACTTTCCGTTGATCTTTAGGGTTATCGATTTTAAGCCAGTAAACAGGAAATAATTTTTCTCGTATTGCTCTATTTTGATTACGCCATTCTTGGGCAGCAGCATAGGCTAATGCTTTTTGCTCTGTCTTTTCAGGTGCATCAAAATAAGCTTTTTGTAGTTCTTTAGCTTTACCATAAACAGAGTCAAACTGACCTCTTTCTTCAGGTGTTAGCTTGTCTGCCATCTCTTGTAAATGTTCCCATACATATTTTGCAATATACATGTAGACATCACCAGGAAGCTCTTGTGGAACTAAATTTACTAATGGAGCAATATCTTCATCCTGAGACATAGCTACTAGATGTTGAACTCCGTTATTAGAACCATCAATGTAAACAGGAAGTGAACATTCATATTCTTCTAACTTATTTCCTTCCATTAGCCACTCCTTAATCTTCTTTAACTCATAACAAGCAGCTAAGAAAGAAAATGGGGCATCAGTATCAATCCAACCTTGGTTAATAGTTGGCTTCTCTGCATAAGATAAAAATAAATTAATATTCTCATCTACAAACTCTGCTCTTTGTTTTAGTGTAACTTTGTCATTACCGAAAGAGTTAGAGGTATGTACTTTTAACCAGAATAAACCATTTTCTCCAAGTGGTGCTGGTTGATCTAATAAGAGTAAACCTTTAGCATTATCACTAGATTGCTCATGCAAGAATGCTGTATTCACATATACACGACCACGAAAATCGAAGTTATACATATGATAAAAGGTATTATCTAAATGGTTTGAAGCTAGTTGTTCAATAGCCTCAGCTTCAATCAGCAGAGATTTCTTTTTCTCTTCATCAATTTCAGAATGTAATTTAAATGGACTAACTGAATTTTCCTTATGAAGAAAATGTTGATAAACTTTAAATACATCTTTGTTAATGCGCCATCCTGTAGCTTGTAATTTATTTAGAACATTGTAAAGTATTTCTTTATCATTATTCTTAAATTGTGCTAATGCTGTAGAGTGACCTTTCTTAATAATAGGAACACCTAAATTATTATGAGCAGAATCCCATGGGCATGGGGCTTCTCTCATGGGAAAGATATCAACTTTAGTTTGATCAATTAGACTCCATAAGTCTTTAATTGATTTCCAATCTTTAACTTGAAAGAAATAAGCTTGGTACTTACTCTTCTTGCCATTCTTGTATGTATACTTTAATTTAAAAGATAAAACATTACATTCAATATAAGCAATACACACAAACCAGCCGACTTGTGCATCAAAGATTGTGTCATTAGGTAATTCAAGAGTTTGTCGAATTCTCCTGCCAATAGTAGCAATAATGTCTACTAAAGTACCTTGTCTCTCAAGTCCACGTAATACATGAGGATATGAGATGTCTATTAGTGTCTTTGGATCTACATCTTTCAAGTAGTGAGTATAGATATTTCTATCTGAACGCAACGTAGCTTGACGTAGCTTAATATCATTAACTAATTTATCTAGAACGGTCATTTAGGCAAATTCGAAAGCTGTTTGATGATTTGATTGTGTTGTTTCCTTGTTGTTTAACTTTTTATAGAGCCAGATAATAAAGGTCTCTAGTAAAAGAACTAAAACTTCAAATAGGATTGCTTTTGTCATTATTATTATTATATCCTGTTTTTGATTAAAAAATTCAGAAGAACCCCAAGGCATCTAGCCTCGGGGATCTTTTTAGGAAGCTAATTTAGCGTCCATTGGTAGTTCAGTAGCCTCTACTTCAACTATACCATTTTTTCTATCTTGATACCATGTAACTACTTTATTAGCCACATAGAAAGATAAACCGATAACTAAAACTTCCTTAGCAAAATTCAAGGTAAGAAGTGCAGCTAAGAAGCCAAGCAACCAACCAAGAAAGTAACCAACTGTTGTTAAAGCCATTTTAATACTCCATTAAATAAAAGGTTTTGGAAAGGGACCACTGAATAAAATTAAAAAGATATAAGCAATTAGTACTATAAAAAATAATGGTCTAGCCACTACAAATAGTACAAACATAATAAGCAAAAATATTACAAAGAGGCTCATTACTTCCTCATTGTATTAACATGGCCTACTAGCTTAAATCTTTGGTTTATGTGAGCTAACGGATTAACTTTCCATAAATCTAGTTCTTGACCAACTTTATCAAAGAAGTCTAAACTATGTGGTTCATAACGAACTTTGATGTAATTAACGATCTCTTTGCTGACTTGGTAGACATAACCTTCCTCATCAGCAATTCGAACACTAGAATACACAGGTGGACATTTAGTACACATTTTAAACTCCAAGTTTTTTATCTACAAAAACTAAATCTTCAATTGCTTTAAAGAGCCTACTAAAGTCTTCAGCAGATTCTGTAATAACCGAAGCTACAGTTTCTCCAACCATATATGCTGATTTAACATCATACAATGAAGGAGAAACAACTTTCTGTAAGAAGTCATCATAGACAGTTACTTGAACTGAATCAAATAAATTCTCTTGAATAGCTTCAATAGTATAGTCACCTGATTTTAGAGTCAATCTTGGCATTTTTAATCCTCAATTTTCTGATCATATATAGAAGTGAATTCAATAATAGAACCATCGAGTTCAACTTCAGTACACATTCTTTCAATTAAAAACTTAGAGTTACTTGTTGCATAGATTGCAGGTATACCTTTAGTATCATTTGAGAATATATAAGTTAATCCAAACTCTTCTAACGATTCAATTACCTCTTGTGCAGTAACTCCAAAGTTATCCCCATAAAGTGGATTCAACAATAAGTACTTAGGCATAGATTTTTCCTTATCAAGCTCTTTAATTCGATTTGAATTGCTACTCATTTACAATTACCTTTATTAATAAACTAGCGCATCAAGACCATGTAATACCAAAGCACATAGGCCTAAGCCAATAGCAATAGCAGTAACAACATCCATAAATGTTTCAGATTCAAAAAACTTTTTCATTTTAAACTTTCTTAGAGTGAACAATTATATTTCAATATCCAACTGTTTTGCAGATGGTATAGAAATCAAACAACCGCATGATCAAAAGACCAACAGCCAAACCAGCAAAAAATGTCAATACAATCATATAACCTTTCAAGTTAATAGAGATTAGAGTCCTATCTTTTAAGATATTCTTCTATTATAGATACATCATTTTTCTCACTTTTTTTGATAAAAAAGGCCACCCTTTCGAGTGACCGTTTTTAATTTGTTTCGCAATACCATTTAATATACTCTTTAGTATACCAATAAAATATTGGAGGTACAGTTAGTAGTGCTAAGTATTCCATATTATACCTCTGGAAAAAGACATTCTTGAATAAACTTGTTTACTGTTGCTTCATCGAAGCCTAATGATTGCATAACTCTAGGCGTGTGAGGATTTTTCTTTTGATTTTGACAATACCAATTTTGTTGTTCAGTAAAATTAAAATTTTCTACTTTATACTCATAACTATGTTGAGCATTTAGTATATGTAGCGTGTCTAAATATTTTTCTAATGATCTCTTAGACAAATCTAATACTTCATTTAGTTCAAACTCAGAGTTAATATTACCAGCAGCTACCATTGATGGACTAAAAATATTCCTAGCCCATTCGGGTAAGTCTCTTGGTTTACTCCACTCATAATCTTTTACTTCATTAGCAAACCACTTAACTAGCTCATGATCTTTATTTCCTGATGGACTAAAGTCATGGAATGCTCCAGTAACTTTTGTTGGACCAGCTATTAAATCAAAACCATAGATAGGTGCATCTGAATAAATCTTTGGAAATACACAAAGATGCATCATGAGAAGTTTCTTAGTATCCCTTGCATCTACAACATCTAAATGTGCTCTACGAATATTACCACTAATATAGATTTTATTTTCCCAAGGAAATGGATGAGTCTCTTCAGATAAGAAAGTTCTTGACTCTAATATATCTTTAAAGTCTTGTGTATGCTTCTCTAGTTTACTGAATATTATACTCATCAGCTAACTCATCAAATAGTTGTGTTGCAAAGGCAAAGACTATTTTGGCTTCATCAGCTAAATCGTCTGTAAGCTTTTCTCTTACAGTAGCAATAAGCTCTGCTCGGTTATAAAATTCATACATAGTACCATTTCCTGGAACTAGTTTCTTTAACATTTGACCACCATACATATCACCAAAATGGCGTACATATAAGTGAGCAAGTAGTTGTTCTTTAGTACAGGTCTTTACATATTCACAATAGTTCATTGTACTCATATGTAAATGTTGTCTTGACTTGTCTCTATGCAGATCTCGTAGATCTTGTGCAATTTTTGCTGTACGTTTAATAGGTCCAATATCATCTAATAAACCTAATACCTCAGCAGTTTGTTCTAATGCAGCATAACAATGTTTTTGATTAAACAAAAAGTCACCATACTCTTCTTTTGTAATTTGTCCTGCAAATAACTTTTTTACAAAAGGATGATTCTCTGCACTATCATGTGCATCTTTAATTAATTCTCGTAATGCCATTTAAACTCCTTAATAAAACAGGGAACCGAAGTTCCCCGTTTTTAATACTTACTTAGATGGTTCTGTTGGAACCGTTACTTCTGTTGGATGTGTTGCATCGGCAAAAGTTTCAGGCATATCTCTTAATGCCTGACGATACTCTGCCCATTCTGCTTTCTTTTCTGCTGATAGTGGTGTATCAGGTAACTGTGTCCAGTCTGATTTAGTTAATAGAAAATCTCTTAAACCACGAATACCAACTTGAACTTGTTCAATAGTGATTTCTGGTAGGTTTTCTTCAGGCATATACTCAATATAGCCTAATTCTGTAAAACCTACTGTATCTTTTAAACCTGTTCTTTCAAGAACTGATTGATAGGACATAGGTCCTTCTAGTACAACCCCATCTACAACATAATTAAATAAAACATTATCCATTACATATCTCCTGTACCTGTTGATGGGAATGATCGGTTTGGTCCCCAAATAATGCGAACACACCCTCTTCCACCACGATTAATCTGGTAACCCATATATTGATTACTACCAGTGCCACCAGCACCGCCTCCATATAAACCACCATCTCTACGATGGAAACCATAACTAATCCATGGATTTTCACCCATTAATCCATCTTCACCTCCAGAGCCACCTCTTCCAGGTCCTCCAGAACTTCCACCTGAGCCAGAAGAGCCTTGACCAAAAGGGCCAGTACCCCCACCTGATGGGCCGCCATAAGTAGAGCTGTAAGAACCACCACCTCCAGCACCTCCACCATTACCTGCAGAGTCCTGAGTTCCACCATTACCAGTGTAACCTCCAGCACCACCTCCACCATATTGGGCACCGCTTCCTCCATTACCACCGCCTGCGCCAGTCCAGGTACCTCCGCTAGTACCTGATGCTCCGCCTCCTCTAACAGTACCAGTGTCAATAAAATAGCTATCAGTACCACTATATTGATAACCGTAGCCATCACCCCCTTTACCAACTACTACAGTATAGTTTTGGCCAGGTACTACAGGAATATTATTTTTCCAACCTAATCCTCCACCACCACCAGCTTGGGATGACCATTGTGAACCTTGAGTAGAAGAACCTCCACCAATACAAACAACAGATACACTGGTTACTCCTGGAGGACAAGTCCAAGTATAAGTTCCACTACCAAAACCATAAAAGGCTTGTCCAATTGGGGTAGAAGAACTAGAGGAAGAGGAAGAAGAAGAACTACTTGTAGCCCCTCCTACTACCCCTAGTCTATTATCAATTGTAGTTAAAAATCTACTCATAAATTACTCCTCAAAACCATAAACATCAATCTTAGTGTCTGAGTTAGTTGCTCTTGCATAAACCTTATCACCTGCATTTAGAATAATTCCTCTATGCTCTAAGTGATTCTTTGCTGGTACAGTTAAATCTAACTCAAATGCATCTGGCTTAATTGTAGGTGAGCCTAAAGAACTAAGTGTTGTATATTTACCTGTTGAGGTATACACAGCAAACTGAGCAAATGTGTCTGTCTTTGGCCCTGTATAAGCACTAGTTAAACTACCAATACCTGACGTAATTATAGAGGTATCTCCCTTAACCCAAGTTGCCCCATCTTTAGAGAACAGAACATCACCATTAGTTGTGATAGTATAGCCATAACCATTTCTATCTTCAATAAATGGGAAGTAAAAGTGTAGGTTACTAGGGAAAGATGAAGTTACATCTGTCCAGTTATTTAAAGATGAAAACCAAGAAGTAACAGGTGCTCTAAAAACTTTATTTGCAGTTCCACCATACACATAATCACCAACGGGACGAAACCATAGCCAATTTAAAGAAGTTTGATCATAAGACCCACCCCAGTTAGTTCGTGTAAGATTAACAGATATATTATAACTTTGGTTTGAGGAAGCATCAGTTATTGTAGCACCCCATATTGCATTACTACCACTTGTCCAAGAACATCCTGTTACAAGTCTTAGATTTGCAGTACTAAGTCTTGCTGTTGGTAAAATAGAAAGTGCATAAGGAGAATGTTGACCATAATTAGTATTTAACCAATATGGTGAATTACTACTACTAGTGTAATCACTTTGACTACCATTACTAGAGGTACTGCTACCAAGACTATATTGTCTTGTTAAATATCCAGTACTATTTACATGGAAACACTGCTGTCTAAATCCAGCCGTGCCATAATCATAATAACTTGGAGTATTATCATAACCACCAAATACAGAAGCAGCGGGATAACCTTCATAGCTTTTATCTAATGTATCCCAAGGATAGCCTTTAACTCTTCGAGGATATCTACTAGAATTCATTACAATGTAATCATTCTCTGAGTAAAATCCTGATATTTGGTAACCTCTACCGATCCAATAGCCTGGACCACCCATGGACCATTGTCCAGTACCCCAACCTGAATTGTATGGATAACCTAGACTATTAGTACTTTCATTCCAAATACCAAAAGGTGGATAAGAAGTGCTAGGGCTAGGGTCAGAACCAGAGCTTACTTGTGGACCAACTGCTAAAGAGATTGTAGGGGTACCTATATTAAGAATACCAAGCGGTGCTTGTTTACTAGCAGTATACTCTACACCATTAACTTTTAAAGCGGATGTATTATCTGCTGGTGAATTTGATAGTTGGCTATGTGCTAAACTAACAACTGAAGAGTCACTACCTACATTCCTTGCAAATACTGATACCGTTGCGCTTTTACCTGCAGGTACAGTATACACAGCAGTTGTTGCTCCTGCTGCTAATAGCGTTGAAGCTAAACGTTTTTGTGCCATTTTTTAAACCTTTCAAAATGTGCTAAAGAATGCTACTTTAGCCACGGATGGTGCTGATGCAACAACTGCATTCACCGAGTTTGTTAACGATGTTGAGATAGTATCTACATAAGTTTTAACTGCGTATTCTGTTGGTACAGCAAGATTACTTGCTCCACTCAATGTTGAATCACTACTAAACTCATTAATAGATTCACCAATTTGAGCACCAATAGAACCAAGGCGTAAACTTGTAAGACCACTTAAATCGAATGCAGAGGCATCTAATGTAGCTCGTCCTGTAGCTTGATCAACTCGGAAATAGTTACCAATTCTAAAATTACCATCTTGGTCTGTAGATACATAGTATACACGACCTGGTAGGTTTTCAATAACCTCATTACCTTGAGATGGAGACTGTGTAGGTACTCCTGGGTAATTAGTTGTAGTTTTACCACCAGTGCCAATACTTAAGAAGTCATGACCAGTTAATCGAACTTGAGAATAATTATAACGGATATTAAAATGTTGACCATAATATGAATCAGCCGTATCTAATTTTTCTTGGCTTAAAGTAATTGTAGCGGTGCCATTTATAGCGTCCCAACCACTAACTGAAGTAATAATATAACTACGTGTATCTGCACCAGTGTTAAGTGGTTCAGTAATATCTGGATTATCTATTGGAGAGTAAGTTGGACCTTCTACAAATTCAATAGATCCACCTGCAATAGGGCTTGCGGATAAACCACCAAGAACTAATGCAAAGCCATATTGGCCTCTATGAGCATCTGTGCCAACTAAAGTTACAGTAGTTCCGCTATTAGCAATAATTGTAGAACCGTCTAAGAAAGGATAAATTGTTTCACCAGTAAATCTATCATATGCAGTAGTACTATGAGCAACTATAGAAATTGAACCACCTGTAGCAGTACCATTAGATTTGTAGTATAATGTAGTACCTGCTAATGCAGCATCTACTTGTAATCTAACTTCTCTATTAGTTGCAGCAGCAAATCCAGCAATATACGCTGCATTATTAGCTACTTGTGTATTATTTAACCAATAGGTTACTCCTGTTGTATATGGCGTAACACCACTTACAGTAGTAGTAAAATATAAGGCTTCTCCTACGTTAGTTGTATCATTTTGTTCAAATACATATTGTCTAGTTGTATAAGCTGTGAAGCTTAGTGATTTAGTTCCATTAAGGTAAAAACCTTTATTTAAACCAACCGTCTTAGTGTTTAATTTATACGTATGGCCTGTAGTACCTAGCTTAAGATCACTAATAACTAATCTATGGTAATTTGTACCTAAATTTGTTTGGATATTAGTAATAGTAGCTTTAGGTTTAGCAATAGTGATTGTACCAGTAGTTAAAGTAGTACCTACCAATGTTCTAGTCGCAGTGCCACCAGAAATATAGTTACCCATTGTTGTACCATCTACAGGTATTGTTCTTGCTACATCTGTATATAAGCTTACACGATCGGCATCTAATACAGTAACGTAATAGCTATTTCCATTTAGTTGTGTTTGACCTAAAATACCTGTGATATCAGAAATTCTTTCACCACTAGTAAATCCATGTGAGTTAATTTGTAAAATAACAGGATTGCTACGTAATGCATCTGTAATAGTTAGAGTAGCAATACCCCAACCACCAATAGAACGATTATCAAAGTAATTTGTTAAATCAAAATTAGAGCATAGCTTAAAGGTATTAGGAGTAATTACATCTGCATACCATGTTTTTCTTATACCTTGTGCTTGATCACCTAGAATAGGTTGCCATACTGATTCTGCAATACCTGTAATACTAACTGGTTGACCATTGTATAAACCGTGGTTGGTACTTGTAGTTATTACAGCTTGAGCCGCAATACTCATTCCAGTTATTGTAAGATTGGTTGGTTCTGTTTGGCTTATAGTATTACCAACTGAGAAGCCTGCAGAAGTAGATAAGGTGCTTGGATCATAGGTTAATGTATCACCGTACATAGTACCTGACAAAGCATTTTCATTTACATCAAAACCACTAGCCATAGAACCATAAGTACCATAACTATTATTACAGTTTAATGCACGGATTTTACCACCACCAGTAGCGGCTAATCCAAAATCACAGTAATATGTAAAGCAGCTTACAATTTCAGAAAGACCTCTGTCTTTTACCCAAAAACCTACACCACCATCATGTACTTGAGTAAATGTGTGGAATACCATTGAGCCGCCTGAACCAACAGGTCCAATACTACCATCAATAATCGCACCTACACCACCAGTAGAGAATGCACTAGATTCTTTAACATAAGGTGATTTAGTAATCATTGAAGCAGGGTTTAATCTGCAGTATACACCTTTAATAGTAGCTGTATTTAGATCTTCAGGATTACTTGTACTTTTGACAAAGCCAGTTAATCCCTTCATTACCAAACCTTCAATCATCACTCCACTAGAGAGGAAAAACATTGTAGTTTGATTATTAGGTGTTATACCATCATCACTTAAACCAGCTTTAGGTTGTATAATAGTATTACGCTGCCCATCCCCAACAATTGTAACATTTTCAGGAACAATAATTGGAAGCTGCTCGTTATATACACCATCCTTAACAAAGATAGTTGCAGGACTACGATTAGCCATATCTGCAGCAATATACTGACATGCATATTTTAAACTTGCAAACGCATAGTCTACACTTGCACCATGATTAACATCATCTGCACTAGACACTAAATCTTCAGCTACATAATAAATATTATCGTTAGCGTTAGCAAATTCCCAACTATAGTTTTGTCCATCGGGAGTTTGTAAATATCTGCCATTTTTATTTGTAGTAGCAGGTAATACATAAGCAGCACCAACAACGAATGTAGTCCATTTGTTTGCAGCTAAATCTTGGAAGAAATCAGCTGTTCCAACATGATCTGTTAAGCAAATGTAAGTACTGACTGAATTAGATACAATATCATCTTTTACATAAGAAGTACCTGTAGTCCAAGGACCCATATACCTAACACCAGAATTATATTTAATCCATTTTGGTGTTGGAACTGCATTTAAAGCGTCATTAAAGTTGTTAGAAGAAGTATGGCTAATTGTACAAATAAATGTATTACCACCATAAACAACAACATCATTAGCACCGTAGTAAGTTACACTAGTCCATGCACCTCTAACGTTTGTACCACTAAAATATAAAGACCAATTTTGTGTTTGGCTACTTGGTTCTGAGTTAGTATTATTGTTTAATGCTTGATAAATATTACCACCAAACCTTACTGTTTGACCAACAATATAATTTGAACCAGCATTCCAATTACCTTGGAAGTCATTCCCTTTAGAATACAAATCCCAATATTGAGCAACTGTTGGAATATTACCTGTAGTCTCCACTTTACATTTGTATAAGTTTGCGCCATAAGCAACGATTGCACCAGGTACATAAGCAGTAGCTGCATTATAAATACCATCAGCACTAACGCCACTCACAAACTTTTGCCAGTAAGAAGCATTGGTAGGTAAATTATTTACTGTATCTTGTGTAGCAATGTAAGCCTGTGCACCATAAGTTACAACGTCATTCTTTTGATAATTTGTTGTACCTACATAAGTACCTTCCCACTGAATACCATCAGCAAATTGTGACCAATATGTTGCATTAGGTGGAATTTGATTTTGGCTATCTTTAATAGCAATATAAACCTTACCACCATAAGCAATACCATCACCAACACGATATTGTGTTGAAGTACTGAAGTTACCTTTAAATTTAAAACCTTCTACCATTAGAACCCAGTATTGGATGTCTGTTGGTAAATTACCCATGGTTTTTACTGGGTTTGTATATACATATACGTTACCGCCATATTTGACGATATCATTTGTTTCGTAAGTGGTGGATGATAACCAGTCACCTGCGAAATGAAACCGTAGTTTCCCTAAATCAATTAATTGTGTCATAAGAATTTCACCTGTAAATGTCCATTGTTACCCCACTGAAACTTTAACGTATCACGGGACCATACCCATTGGCTATAGTCGAATTTATCGATAATACCTTCATCTGGTAGTACTACTGGAGAACCATCGTTAATGATCTCAATATCTAAGTTACCAGTGTCTGGATTAAATCTAAACCCATAAAAAGTCTTGTCAGCTAAATCTGTACCTTCATAAAAGCCAGCCATTATGCTACTCCTGCTAGAATTGAAGCAATAGCGTCAAAAGCATTGTTATCAACACTGATAGATACTAATTGATCGCCAGGTAATAGTATAATTTTATTACCCTTCATTACTTCTTCGTTATCTCCGTTACCTACACGTTTATCTTTTACGATATATGCATCGCCAGTAGACTTACGTAAGATAAGACTAACAGGAAGAAAACTACCTGTTTTGTTTGCCAAGTTACATCCAATAAGAATTGCTTTGGTATTAGCAGGAGCTGTATAAATTACAACTTCAGTAGTTCCAATATTAGATGCAACAGCGTTAATAAAATTATTTGCCATTGTTTTCTCCTTAACCTAAAGCAATTGCCATTGCCAATATATCATCCATAGTTACTGAATTAGTAGCCTGAGAGACAATACTATTTGCAACCGCTGGAGATACCAGTCTCACATTATCAATATGTAAATACTGTGGATGGTCATCATTTGTTAAACCTGAAAGATTTGAGTGATTAGTTACTGGTGTTGTTACTGAACCACCAGATGCTGCAATAGCTCTTAAATCATATACTCCTCTTAATCTAGCATTAACACTGTTATCATAACCATTTTCACCTTGGAAAATAAGCTTATATAGTGGTCTAAACTCAACTGAGGGAAATCCAGATAAGTCTAAGCTTTCAAACAAAGCTGCTTGAGCATTATTTAATGTGCTAAGATTAGACTGACTTAAAATACCAATTACAGGATAATTTAAGTTATTAGTTGCTAAGATCCAAGTACATGTATAATCTGTATTTGTAACATCTGTAGTAACCCAAGCGGAACCATTATAATTGTTATATTGAGGTCTACTTGTTCCTTGTTTCAAAGGGAAATTTGTAGGTTCATCCATTACCCAAGCATTACCAGAATGATACATCATTGGGATTCTAGCTGGAGAGCTTAGATCCTGTTGAAATGTATTTGGTGTTGGTGTATTGGTAGATACAATATCAACTTGGAAGTCTTCATCAAAGAAAGTACCACCCTCAATTGTAACTTGTGCATGAGAGTCTAAATCACCTGAACCTGTAGTTGTATAACCACCTGCAGCAAAACCAGTAGCATAAGCTGCTCCACGAGTTCTATGCAAGTACTCATGAGTCTGCCAGTCTAAGGTTGTACCATGACGTTCATCACCAAAGTATACAGCCTTTTGAGTTGTAGCATTCCAATAGATGTAAGCAGTAAAGGTATCAATACCAAAAGTAAAGAATGTAGTCTTTGTAGACAATACACCAGTACTACTAAAATAGATATAATGCAATCCAGTTGTATTAGGAATAGTTACAGTCTGTGTTGTTAAGAACACATGTTTATTACCTTTACACCAAATCTCAAATGAAGTATTACTTGGACTAATAGTGAATGTACGACTTGCATTATCAAAAGCTATTACTGATTGACTAACGTCTGTATGACCATTAGGTTCACCAGTAGCTGTTAATACGTCTTCAAATTTAGCACCTTGAGCAGCAGTAGCAAAATCTTCATTATCAGATAAAGCAGCTGTACCAAGGCCTAGGTTTGCTCTTGAAGTAGGAACACTTACAACATCACTTAAATTATTGGCAGGTAGCATAAAGCCACCACCAGAAACATAAGCAGAAGTCCAGAATGAACCTGTATAAACTCGCATACCTACGTTAGTTTGGAAGTATAACATTCCAGCTAACAACTGACCACCATCATTATCAGTTGAGGGATCTTCTAACTTTGCACCTAGATACCTATCATCAAAACTATCATAAGCGCCTAAAGCAGCATCTCTAGCTGCCTCAGCACCTAACTGAGCATTTATAGCGGCATTCTTAGAAGTTAATGCACTAGCAGCACTTGTAGCTGCGTTTGTTGCATTGTATATTGTTTCATTCTTATATGATAAAGAAGTAACCTCAGAGGCTAATGCATTACCTGCACTTGTAGCTGCATTTGTTTCGGATGTAGCAGCATTAGTAGCACTAGTAGCGGATGCATTTTTAGAACTTAAGGCTGAAGCAGCACTTGTCGAAGCTGAGTTAGCACTTGTTAAAGCATTTGCCTCAGAAATATCTGCATTTGCTTCGCTAGTTGCAGCGGCATTTTTATATGCCAAAGCATTTTGTTCGCTTGTCAAAGCATTGCTAGCACTTGTTCCAGCACTAGAGGCACTATTAGCCGCAGCCACTTTAGATGCATCAGCATTATTGGCACTTGTTAAAGCATTAGTAGCACT